ACCGAGATCTAGACCTATTAAGTCGTCGGCAGCGTCAGATGTGTATAAGAGACAGGGATGGAGACAAACAAAAAGTCAATGAACTTACAATGAGGACGCTGGGTTCTCATTATGGCGGATATGCCTATGTAAAGGTAAAAAATCGTCAAGCTGATGTAAAGATAGATTGGAAGTTGTTGAGAGCTATAGAAGAAGGAGAGGTGGAGATAGACAACGAGAAATACCATCTATCCGGGATAGAGTATGTAGCTAAAAGATATCAGGACATGTTTTACGCTGGTCGTGATATTTATTATTTCAAGGGCATAGGAGGGCATGGGATGACCGATCTTCTTAGAAACGCTATAGATGATTTACTAGACACCATAAGTAGTAGAGAGGCTTATCGTAGTGCAGAGCATAGAATGTACGCCCAAATGAATCAACTTACTGAAGCGGGAGCTATGATCAGCTTAGCTATTGAATTACTAACATCTAACATCCGTCATAGTTATGGAGAAATTAATTTTGAACAATATCCAAGACCTGTGGAGGTGGAGGGAGAAGATAAACATTGATGACTTCAAAGAGGATCCTATGGCTGAGGATATGCCATTATATTTCCCGTGCGCCGTCGTATGGCATGTGAATTGGGGTGAGCATGACGCTGATAATTATATATGTTATGGATTTGTTTATGTAGCAGAAATATTAGGGATATGAGTGTTAAGAGACAGATATTTATTAATAACAAAGACATTGATGGGAAGATAGCTAATAATACGACATTTGATTTCGATTTCAATGTTGACAAGAATATTCTTGAAAAAATAAAAGCAAAGAAGGAGAGCAATAAACTAAATACAAAAGATTGGACGCTGTTCTCACTTATGGTTTTGTTTATTTTTGCGATGGGAGTTGTAAGTGGATGGTTAGCGTTTAATTGTTTAGGCATTGGAGAAGGTTAAGGAACATTTTAAAAATCAATAGATATGAAATTACTATTTTTCGATTTAGAGACAACCGGTGTTAAGTTCTGGAGAAACGGGATACACCAAATAGGAGGGATCGTGGATATCGACGGGCAGGAGGCAGAGAGGTTCGACATCCGCCTAGCCCCGAACCCTGCCGCCACGATAGAGCAGGAGGCGCTGGACGTGGCCGGCGTTACCTTGGAGCAAGTGCAGTCTTATCAGCCTATGGAAGACGGATACAGGCAGTTAGTTGGTATATTATCCAAATACGTGAATAAGTTCGATAAGAGGGATAAAATGTATTTAGTGGGGTATAACAACGCTGGATTCGATAACAGCTTCCTACGGGCTTTATTCCAGCAATGTGGGGATAAGTATTTCGGATCATGGTTCTATCCTAACTGTATGGATGTATATGTTATGGTGACACCATTCCTTATGGGCGTAAGAAACGATATGGAGAACTTTAAGTTGATGACCGTGGCTAAGACTATGGGTATTGAGATTGATGAGAATAAACTCCATGACGCTACTTATGATATTGAGCTGACTAGGGATATATTTTATAAGATAATCAACAAAATGGATGTCAAGCTATGAGAGATGTTCTAGAGGCCATACATGATTACCCGGATGAGGCTCTTGGGTTATTTTTCTTTTTGATAGTGATTGTCTGGTTATTGTCAGGTGTATTTGAGAAAAAAGATGGATGATAAACTCGATGAGATACTGGATCTCCTAAGATCTCAAAATGAGATGATTAAGGATATTCACGACTATGTGAAAGAAGTTACCAGCGAGAAATATATAGGGGAGTCTAGGATGACCAGCTTCTCTATCAATTTGGCCGCTGATATACTTACCGAAGCCATTAGCCCTAAGATAAAAGGGATGATGGTGGATTTATTAAGGAAACAGGGATGGAAAACCGAATGAGACATGGGAACATATGAGAAGAAGGTAAATCAGTTAAAAGATTTGATGGTAAGGAAATACAAATCGGCTTACAACAAATCCAAGGAAATGGACATAGATATAAGCTCGATGACATATCTTCCGAAACCAGACGCGTTTAACGTCATAAATATTGAAAAAATGCATGTTATTCTTGATCGGGTCAATAAGATCATAGATGATAACAAGGATAAGCTTAAGAATCCGACTTGCTCTACATGCGTACATCTGCATGATAATGATTGGGCGAAAAGATACGGGAAAGTATGTTGCTCTATTTGGCAAGTGTGTGACCATTATATAAACCCTAACAGTAAATATAACAGGAAGCAAAAGACTTATGTTAGACGACCAAGCAACAAAGCTTGTCCTAATTATGAGTATGGTGATGATAATTTTGAAAACAGAAGAAGATGTATAAAAGAAAAGAATACCCGATAAAGAGCTATGTGCCGATGCGCACCAACAAGGATAGGACGTGTATCTGCTGTGGCGATACGATCCCAGCCGGCAGCAGCAGGATGATACCTAGACACGCCAAGGCAAATTACGGTCTATGTTTCCCGTGCTTCAGGAAATGGAGAGATACCGGAGGAGATCTTAAGCTTATGGACAACCCCGGAGATGCGAAGAAAGAATATGTCATACATATGTCTAATATCCTGAAAGGGAATTGTGATATAATAAAAGGTCGAAAGCTTTACGTGGCTTTTAAAAAGGCGATAAATGGCGGAAAGAAGATCGTTATCAAATTTGACACTGATCAACCGATATCTATGTCAACAAGAGTCATGAATCCTTCATTCGGAGAGATTATGGATGAGTACGGCAAGGACATATTCCAAGGTAATCTCAAACTGGTAGATGTACCAAAAGGAGTTAAAGATTTGATAGTTAACTATATAGAAAAATATAGCAAGTTATGAACCTAAAGACTTTCATATTTATGATGCTGACGTTCAGGGAAATATATCAAATCCCAAGGAACATACAAACATATTTGAGTATAACGATGTGGGTGTTGATAGCATGGATGATCTATAGCTTAGTGATATTGATATGCGCGTTGATAAGATAATTGACTTGGTCATAATCTCCCATAGGGATACATGCCCGTTCTTGTCAAGGGACGGAGATAAGATGTGTAAGCATCTAAAGGATTGTGATATGGATTGTGATTACATGAGTAGTTTTATCGAGAAAATTAATAACATGAAATATGAAAATAGGTGATGTAATATATGATAATGATACCGTATTGATAGCATCAGCTAGTTTCAATAAAGAAGAACCATGCAAAGAGTGCTTCTTTTATGACGGGCATGAATGTCAATCAAATCGTTATATAGAATGCTGGGATAAGAGCATCAATAAAGATCTTATTATGATACCATTTGAAAATAATAAGGTACAGGATAGTAAGATGATGGATCATTCATCTAAAACAGTGACAAGCAAAACAGGTAAGGATCTTTTATCAGCCTTAAGTAGACTATCGTCAATTACCGGTGATGAGACTAATGATATGGCAGATACAGCATCACGAACTTTATTCAGCTCATTAAGCATGCTGGATATTAATAAAAAATTTTTGAGTCTAGGTATAAGACTAGGAGTTAAAGGAGCTGCGATAAGCATACATAGATCATTATCATCTAATGATGATGTTAGCATTAAGGACGTTATAAAAGAGATTATAAATAGCATAGAATATGATGAAGATTAAAATAGGTATTATCATCATCCTATCTCTTATCATGATAGGATGTAAAGATAAAAAAGAAGAAGATGTTGATTATTATCCTAAAACTGTTTATGTAGATGATAGGGGTAATAAAGTAACCATGTTGAATGATTCTATTTTAATAGTATGCACATGCCTAGAGTATCCAGAGAAGTATAAAATGGAAGTAATTAATATAAAGAACAAATAGATGGTTATAAACAATAAACAACTTTACAAAATAACCTTAACAAGGGAGCAACTGATGTTGATCTCACAATGCGTGGAAGACATCAGTAGATTTGCGGCGGGTGACATGGATCTACAGCATACAACAGATACGTTGATAGATGATATGGATAGGACGGAATCGCTGGGGATAAGAAGCTTTATAGTCAATAACTCACGAGCGATAAGAAGAAGGTTGTTCCCAGATCTTGAGGATTTTGAGCATATAGGGTACGATGGAGGCAGTAAGGATAAGATAAATAGGAAGAGACTTATCGGCAACACCTACCAAATATATAGGTCGATATTACATCAGTTGGCCATTGACGAGGACTGGAATAATGTGTATAGTGATATCACGTTACCTTCAGGTGATATGGGGACGATTAAGGTGGAGAGGATTGACGATGATAAGAAGGATAATGATATTAAATAATTTACTATGAGCTTATTTGTATGCGCTAAATGCGGTTGCGTTGATAATACCGCTACGTCTAGTTACTGGATGTTGACAAACGAGTATATGGTGGACAAATTCGACTATGCCAAGGAACTACAGCCGTACAAGGGCATGGGGCTGTGCAGCGAATGCGGGAGGCTGGCTACCAGCCCAGACGGCCGTGATGTCGTGGTGCCCGGAAAATGGCACGGGAAGTTCCCGAAGAAGAAAGCTACTGAAGAGGAATTAAAACGTGTAGGATATAAAAATCTGATAAGATGAATAAGATAAATAAGGTAAGAAAAGGAGAAGTTAGAATATACAAAGGAATGACATACGTGGCTGTCCCGGAGATAAAAGAAGATCATTGTACAGGATGCTGTTTTTATAACGAGGGAAGCTGTTTAATACGTGACCCGGATCATGTCGATTTTCCTGATTGCCATGATAGCGGTATGATCTGGATGCAAAAAGAAATTAATATAAGCGATATCAAAGAAAAGGCTATCAAATTAGCCATAGATGCCATGAAGCCCATACCGATATGCTCATCACCATGCTACAGTATAAGTGATAACAGATCGCCGGAGGAAAAGCATGAGGAGGAGATGAGGTTTTGTAAGGATCTTAACGACCTTAGATGTGAGATGCTTATTGATATGGCTAAGAAAATAGAAGAGTATTTATTATAAGATATATAATATGAAGAAAATAATAGGAATAGATTTCGATGGGACATGCGTGACAGACTTATACCCTTATGTAGGAGACAATATCGGAGCCGCTAGCGTATTGAGGGAATTGGGCGATAAGAATCTTCTGATATTGTATACGGTAAGAGATGGTAAATATCTACAGGATGCCGTAGACTGGTTTAGATATAATCATATCAATCTGTATTCGGTGAACTACAATCCTGAGCCAGTATCATCATCACCAAAATTGTATTGTGATTATTATATAGATGACAGGAATATCGGCACTCCGCTCACGGATAAAGGATATGTTGATTGGAATAAGATGTTGGTGTTATTAAAACAAAAGAACTTATTATGAAGATAATAAAAATGAATATCAAAAGATATAAGGAGATTATAAGAAAAAAGGATATACTAACACGAGCCTTATCAGAGGCTCGTAAATTAAACAAATCAATAATATGGGAGTAAAATATTTTACTGACGCAGGGATCGAATGTACCCCGGAAGAATGTAAGCTGATTGAATCATTAAATAGATTAGCGAAGAAATGGGAGAAGGACGGCAAACGTCTTTGGTTGTATTCCGCTAGTGGGGTTCTTACCGTCATGATGCATGGTGATAGGGAAGACAATCCTATACCTGAGATGCTTCCTAACGCAGGTACAAATCCAGATAATATTATAACTACAATCTCAGGAATAGGTAATGATGGAGGAGATTGGTAAACAAATTATAATTTATGAAAATAGGAGAACAGACAATAATATTTTTAGCCGTGAACAAGAATGGTGATGAGATTATTCTTGACAACACCCCCGCTCGACAAGGGGAGATATGGACGGATGAGAGATCGACGCATGACGAAGAGTATTTTTCCATCGAGGATCATAATTCGGCGATCGTACTCCCAAAAGGTACTATCCGTAGATTAACAGGTAGGGACTTGAAGTGGGAGGACGATCCTATATCTCTTAAATCTAAATCCGTCATCGATAAATTTCCTCATGCGGACATTGAATTTTATAAACAGAAGATAATAAACTTCGTAGAATGGATATAATGCCTCATTGTCTAAAACCTTAGTTTTATTAACTTTTAAAAATTACAAACATGAAAAAAGAAGAAAAGAAATTTGTAACAGAGTATCAAATCAATGGCAAAAAGTATGCCGGTGAAATATGGGCAACCTCATGGGAAGAAGCTGAATGTTTTATAAAACAAAGAGCTTCTACCGAAAAGGTTGTTGGGTTTATTCCTAAAGATTAATCATCTATACCACATCCAAAAAACAGATATTATGGCTACTAAAAAACAGATATTAGAATCAGATGAATTACTTCAACAAAAAAGAAGAGCTTATTATCTTTCAGATGAAGGATTCGAGGAATATAAAAAGTTCTTGTCAGATCCCGATCAAAAGAAATTCTGTTTCAAGGGATATTATTATGTAGAGGTGAAGGAGCAGGATGATAAAGAGCTATCAGGATTAATGGGACGAGTAGTATACGAATAAGGTAAGGTAATGTATAAGGGCTGATAACAAAAGAAGGATAGGATGATAATCGCCTATCCTTCTCTTACTTTAATCAAATATCTTGCCGCCAAAAGAGATAAAAGACTCTCTTGATTTAGGTATATTCCTGATATTATATAACGTTTTCTCAAATCCCTTCCTAGTCATATAAACCGTATTCCTGATCCCGGTATCCGTATTGTATCTGTAATGTGCGTAACCCTTCTTCATAACATTCTCTGTTAATATCCATTCTCTTTTATTCTTGTAAAAGAAACCTTGCTCTTGTAAAAACTCTCTTAACGATCTTTCCGCTATATCACATCCATGAGACTCAAGTTCTCTCCTAACATCACGAATCAACATATCATCACCTTTGTCATTGGCCATAATAGCTGTTTCAGCAAATCCTACTTTGGGAGCTTGTTCTTTGATAATATTGTCGGATATTCTCTTAGCCTCCTCTGCCGCTTTCTTAGCTTCAGCTAACGCCTGCTTTTCTTTCTCGGATACCAACAACGCCTCTAATGCTTCTATGTAATTATGTGGAAGATTCTTTTTTATGGATGCCTCCATTTCGTTAAAAGCATTCATGTACTCCAATTTAAATTTTATAGCTTTGCTACCAGTAAACCCCATGACAAGTATAGTAAATCCATCCCTATTCATTACATATCTTTTGGATTTTCTAAATCCACCATTAGGTTGAGGTATGTCATCATAGCATAAACAAAACATTTTATGTAAATCCATTTTTGGATTACATTCAGTATCAATAACATAACTCTTTTCTAACAAATCATCTATAGATCTTATAACTTTGCTATGATCCTTCTCAAATTTAACAGCTACTCTCAAGCTGTCTGTCAACACATCATTAGATTCATTAATAAAAACAAGATTATCCATAATATAAAAAAATAGGCTCAAAAGGAAATGTCGGATCTCACCTCGACAAATCCTAATGAGCCAAAAATATCTTACACATTGAATGACCTTGAAGTGAGATCCCGTCATTCATTGTTTCATGATGCGAATATAACCATAATATTTATGCTACAAACCGAAATAACAATAATTTATATTTATTTTGTATAATTTAATTTTGGCTATTTGAAGAATTCTAATAAATGCTTACATTTGCATTCATGAATAGAATATTTATTCCCATCCGTCCGAGATGGATAGATAGGAATACAAAAATAGCCAATCAAATTGTCTTAAACAATTGACTGGCTATTTTTTTGTCATACTATATCGGCTATCTTCCCCTATCAAAGTACCAATTAGCGTCCTCCCCGGACTCATCCTTATCCCTGCCTCCTAAGAAGAAGCCCATCGTCATGCCGTTGGTCATCAACCAGTAGTCGAATGTCTGCTTAATATCCCTAGCCGTCTTGATATTATACCATTGCTTACCAAACGAGAACTTCATGAGCTGCCTCCATAGCTTGCTCTCGCCCTTATACACGCCGGTCTGGACGGTAGCGAACGGATCCCAGTTTCGAGGATCGGTGAGATCACCTAGCTTCCGGGCCGTGACCAGCGGGTCTTGTAACATATCTATAGCGTTAAGCTCCATGAACGGGGATGTCTGGGAAGCGATCTCATTGATCGTCCTGAATCCTATATAGGTAATGAACTGCCCGAACCAACTATCTTCATTATCCTCCCTGTATCCCATCAACGCCCGTCCTATGGCTATCATGGTAGCGAATACCGCCATATTAACAAGCGATCGCTTGATGTTGGTCTGCTCATAAGGATTAAGACTATGATATTCTTTCAGCACGTCATGTATTTCCCTCATCCTGCCTTCTGACATCATATTATAAATATCCCCGGCAAATCTCCATAACGTTCTCATGTATCCTTCCTCGAACTGGTTGGTCTGGAAATTGAAACCGGCTTTCTTATACGCCCGCTGCACGGCCAATATAAACCATCCACGATGAGGCAGCACCATATTAAGGATAGCGTTCCGGCTAGCCCCCACCCGGTTCTGCTCGTTCAGAGCGCCGTCGCAGATCTGCACCATACTTCTGACCCTACTAGATAATGTAGGTATGTATCGGTCTATAATGTCCCTGTTAGCCTCGTTCTTAGCCACGATCTTCCCATCCTTGACATCTACCATGTTCCACATAGAATAATCCCTTAAACGCTCCCAATCGCGTTTAGCCTCGTTAGCGGACATATTCCTGTCCTTCATCATCATCTCCTTGAAATTGGAGTATGACCAGAACTGACCTTCGTATAGTCGGGTATCATCCATGACCGAGATAATGACCTGCGGATCCAACGGGGAGTTAAGAACCTCCATCATCTTAAACGGCAGATCCCGGAATAAGGTTCTCCAGATCTTGTTATACGCCGCCGATCTTACACGGTTACGAACGTTGAATACGCCTAGGGCCTCACCGACAACATATAACTTATTGGTACGATTTATATCCCCGATCTCAGACACGTACGTACTTAACTGTTTCTGAGCTTCTCCATAAGCGTATTTCATGGAGTCCTTGCTTATATACTGTCCTACCATACCTTCCAAAAGGAAGTTGGCCTGCCCGGTAAGGGCACCGGTAGCCGCCACGAACGGGGAGAAGCCTAAGTTGGATTTGGACACAAATTTGGTAAACATAAGGGCCAGCTTATTAAGATCGACCTTATAATTGCCTATATTCCATTCAGTCCGCTTATTGTTTATCCTAACGTCATAGATACTGGCGTTAACCCAGTCCTGAAACATCCTGTAGGCATGAGTGGCTTCTGGATTCTTTCCCCCATCATATTGTGTCTCAAGCATCATATTCCTATATCCCATAACATCATCCAAAGCAGCTCTCTTATACTTATAAGATGCCGCCTGAAGGGATAGCATAGAATAGGAGTACGCGAAGTCATGGGATACGTCATCGGCATTCTCTAGCTTGCTCAGATAGTACTTGGGGATCATGCGATATTTGTTATCGTTCTCATCAAGCCCTCCTAGGTCTTGTCCTTGACCATGTATGGGATCATCAACCCTCTCGCCAACGATGTCACGTACGGCGTTTCCGATGGCCGCCTTCGGGTCAACCCCGGCCTGCACCATCCTCTCCACTCCGCCCTTGGATATCTGTGGTATCTGGTAGATATTCCTAAACCGCTCATCATAATCCTCCATAGCCTTACGGCTTATGTTAAGCAATTCCTTCCTCATCTCCCACTTATCCTTGTTGATCGTGGCCTCCTCTCCTTCCTTGGTAATACCGTATTTTTTGAAGAAAGCCTCATTCTTGTACTTATCAAATCTAGGCGTATGATATCCATAACCTAGATCGGGATTATAATTAGGATTCCGGAAGGAACTCTCGAAATCAGCCTCATCTAACCATTGGTTGTTGATCGACAAATCAATCATATTAATATCGAAGCCGAAACGGGACACGCTTTCTTCCTTTGATATACCGCTTTCCATGGCATCAAAAAAATCCGACACCTTATACGTACCGTTATTTATCTTCCTGACAAAATCAGAATACCCTTTGGGAGAGTATTTTCTCATATAAGGATATAGCCGGGTTCTGGCATACTCAATAAGTATACTATTAGCCTTACCCATAGCTATATCATTAGCCAGCTTATCACTGAAATCAGGACCGTATTTTTTTCTAAGGAACGTTGTCTCCATGGATGTCCATGATGGATTCTTCTGTGACAGCTTGGCGGCCATCCTATCTACCTGACTCCGGGAGCGGGCAGACATATGTTCCTTGGCGAATTTAATCTCATCCATTCCCTTGTCGTATGTCACGGCATCCCTTAACGCATTACGGTAGGAATCTGTAACGCCACTCTCCACCGTATCGGGCATATTCATCTCAATATCCTCAGCGGAAGCGGCGGCGTTAATAACACTCTTGGCCTCGGCCAGACGGTCGTATAGCTCGTTTATCTTCCTTAATGACGATGATCCACGAAGACGATCGAAATCATACTCGCCATATCTGGTACTGTCCCGGTACTGAATAAGCAAAGGTCTTAACTGATCGTTAATCTCATTTATTGTTGCCATCGCCTCCTCTACCTTCTCTATCCTTGATGATGATACAGATTGCTCCGTGATCTTATCAACCAGATTCTCGTAATAATCACCCTCCTCGGATCCCCACATATCCTTGGAGAAGCCAAGATGACCACCGGCTAGCAGGAACTCGAACGCCGCCTTACCGCCCTCGGACCGCTCTATCCCACGCAGTATCTCCTTAAACTCGGCTGAAGCCTTACGACCCTCGTTGGTATTCCCGAACTCCTCGGCCCACGCCTCGTCCCATGCCTTGATCTCCTCGGACATCATCAACGCCTCGGACCCCGCTTCCTTTGGTGTCCCGTCGGAATACCACTCGCTCTTGGCTATAGCCCTATCACGAAGGATATCCAGATAAGATCTCCAAGCTATAGGGTCAGATTGGAAAGCGTCCCAATCGACCTTCTTGTTCTTAATAAACTTATCCATAGCCACATACCGGCTTCTACGGATACGGGTCATGAAATCGGACGTGGCTTGCGATACCCTACGACCCAGTCTTTCCTCGACCTTCTTATTAACTTTCTCGATCTTATCGTAATAAGCCTGCACCATAGGTTTCTCTTGGTTCTCATCCAACCACCTATTTATCGTATCCAGATACCGTTGCTGATCCTCGAACGTCATGTCCGAGATATCAAAATTCTGGATGGTAGGTTTGAATACATGATACACGGCCTTCGTAATAGGCTTATCCCCATCATATCCTACGATATCATCACGAGTCTTGACCTTAAGCCCCTTATCAGATAAAAGCATGTCGATAAGTTGCTTCTCGGTCTTACCCGTAACCTTTTTAAGATCATATATATCAATAATAGCTTTCGCCTGCTCTGTCCGATACAGTAAATCGTATTTGGCGAAATCACGAGACGAGTCAAGGTAATCCGAGTTCTTTCCATTTATCTTCTGTATAAGATCCTCATTATCCTTTATCCCCCATCCACGCTCTTTCATCATCCTAGTCATCTTATTGATATTGGATACGCCCTCGGTATGCGCATCACTATGAGCCTTGCCCAGACGTTGACCTAACATACCTAAGATAGCGTTACCACTATGCTCCAGTGTGCCAAAGAACCGGGACATGACATTGATATCCTTATGGATGTTATTCACCAACTTCTTTATCCCATTCCAATATCTTTCCGGGATATTAAACATCCGGAGCTGTCCATCCAGCCAATCCTCGTTACGATCGCTACGAAGGGCGTTTATATCAGACATAGATGTCTCAGCCATCCGCAATATATCATCCATATCCTCTACCATGCCAACCTTGTTGTTGCCATAATAATCCGCCGCTTGATTATTGACGAATCCACGAAGATTCCTGATTAACGGTACTATCTCCCCATATACGTTATCAATAACCTGTATCGTCTCATAATCCAATCCTTTTCCGCTCTTACGTAAGCTGTTGGCGACAGTGACCAAATACTCCACCTCAGCCTTGGCGGTCGCTATGACGCTCTTGGTGGATAATAGGTTGTTATTCTTATTTAGCTCACCCCCGACTTGTCTTACCTTCTCGCCTATATCACGTAGAAGGGAGATGCTTTCCCCGATCCTCTGGCTCTGGCTTGACCTCATCCTCTGTAACCTAGTGTATAGCCTCTCCAATGACCTCCCGTTCTTGATCAACTTATTAGCCACGTCAACATCCGATAATGAGTACATGAGATGGTCGCTATCCTTTAACAGAAGCACGTCAAATGCGCTTGGATCATCAGCTAACGCCGACTCCTTTATCCTGTCAAGTACCTTATTTAAATCCGATCTTTGGCTGAAGAAGAAATTACGTATAGCTCGTACCATCCTGCCAAACAAGGAGAGCTGGGCGTCCTCGGACGAGGCCAGATCCTCCACCGCCTGTTCCATGCCCGGTACGAACCGCTGGGCCAACGTCTTACCTAGGATCTCCCGCTTCACCATCCGATCCAGTTCCTCCCCTTGGTATTCCTTTCCATACACCTCATAGTAACGACCGGCGAATTGATTCCATAATGGCGTGCCGACAACAGAGTCCAGAACCTCGTCAATCTCCTGTTGGTTACGGTAAGTATCGATCAAGAAATGGGCCACCTCCTCATTAAGATCCTCTACCGTAGCTCCCTCAGCCAAAGCGATAACCCCATTGGCCATATCGGACAATGCCCTAGCCGAAGGCTCGACACCATTACGCATCTTATACTTATCCATATATTCGGACATACCCATCACACGGATACCTAACGTGGATAAGATGTTGGTGATATCAGTCCTGTTCTGAAGATCCTCCGCCTTCTCATTCTCGATAACCCCACGGACATTGCTTCCGTACAAAGCGTTATCCTCCATCATCAACGACAAGGCCAACTCCATGAATCCGTCATACTTGTTATTAAGCTCCTCGAACTTACCTTGCCTTAGCATACCCTTGATCTCCGATCTGCTTACCGTAACCTTCTCTCCGGACGTAGTAATAAGATCAAGATCATTACTTACCTCCGTATCAAAACCTATAGAACCCAATACGTTCATTTCGGAGGACTGACTTCCAAATCTATTTCTAAGGCTAGAGAAGGCATCCATAGCGTTATAGATCTTAAGACCATCAGAATTGCCGGCCCCAGTAAGATAATATCTATCCCCTAGCCTTATACGTTCCCCACTCAACATACCTTTCTTGATAAGGTAATTGACAAACCCTCCACGGGTGCTTATATTAGAGTCTGAACTGATACCAAGGACCGGTATGAATGACTTACTGTTATTAAGGGTTATGGAGGACGAGCCAAAGGAGATGTCAGCCGTACCGGACGGGACGTCGCTCTCCTCGACACTGCCGGCCAAGAACCCGGCCTCGACCCGCCCACCGGACGATCCTTTTATGGCGTTGGCGTAAGATTCGTGTATCTTGCCGTCATCCGATCTAAAGAACAGGCGAGGCTCACCGGAATCATATACCAATCTTGAAGATGGAGGAGTATAATTCTCAATATTATTTAACGGCAAGACATTGCCAGAAAATATGATCTCCCCGTCTATACTTCCGCCTTTCACCCTAATATTAGGTCGTTGCCCGGTAAAAGCGCTTTCCACGGCCTTCCATAACATATGGGCTGTCTCCTTAATGTCTATATTCTCCCTGATAGCCCTTATATCATCCCATGACGCCTCTTTCAGTATCGTATCGCCAATATTATTCTCGTTTATGGAATCCAGATCCACCTCCTGTACCGTGGATGTATCTACCACAGCCATATCATTGACATCACCTACCTCTCCGGAGGTAAGATAAGCCACGACATTGTCGCTATTCCCAAGGCTTCTGGCCAACGCCGGGGCATCCATATCGCTTATGGCGGACAAGACCTTGGCTGACATAAGTTGCCCCCACTTGCTGGCGCTAAGTCTGGCACTTATGGATCTGGCCGCCTCCTTATTCCTTGGTGCGGATCTCGTCCAGTCTCCAAACTTGGACCTGAACTTATCGTTATAAATAGTCATATAAGCTTCAGCGGCCTTATTAAGGTCACTTACGGCGGCTATACCCGCTATCTTATCGAACAAGGTAGATACCTCGCCGGAAGGGGTCAAGACACGGGTTATCTTACCTTCCTTATTCCTTTTAATTACGCAACTCGACATAACTTCATGTTTTTGACAAAGATAAACAAAAAGCCCCCACAAATAAGCGGAGGCTGATATTCTTATATTTCACAAATGAATCTATATCTATTCTGTACTATTACTATAGAGAAAATCATAAGCACAACCACCAGCGAAACCAGCTATATACGCTGCGTACTCATCCTCTCCAACCTTAAATCCAAGCGACATATTACAAAACTGACATACACTCATGGCTACATGAAATGACTCATGGTAGGTATTTTTTATCGTTATATCATCATCGCTCGAAAAGTTCCAAAGTATAGCGAATCGACCATCATCATCCCTATCCTTTACCAAATTCACAAAAGACGCTTCCTTGTCCATATCCTCCTTATTTCCCCATTCCCCATTATGCTCAGGTTCCATATTCTCGAAACGATCACACAACGTCTTATAATCTAATCCAACCGTGATAATCAAATCCAACGGATATATCACGAAATCAAATTTCTTTTCTCTCATAATCCCCTTAATTTTTCTATAACCTCAAAACACATCTTACACTCAACTCTACGATACAACTGCCTTACGCCATCTACCGTAACCCAATAACGATCACCATCACGGTGCAGGAACTCACTCATAACCTTGGTATCAGCCACATCATGTAAATCGTATGAACTGGAACATAACTTACATATATCGTCAAGATCAAAATAAGTAACCTTATTATACGACATACAACGGATTTGTCTCCCATCAGGAATCTGAACATCGAAAACATTTATCTTCTCCATATTAAAAAATAGAGGGATACCGATCCCATCACAGACCTGTATCCCTTTATAATAAATTAGCGATGAAAAGCATGGTGATGGACATGCGCCACAAATGTAATTACAAAATTCGTAAAAACAAAATATCAAGGGCAATCACCCGTGCATTCGCATGGAGCATCGCTTTTCAAAACCCCATATACCCGATTGTCGCTAGTCAGCCATCGTTTGCCGTCGCTCGTGATATAAGCCTGTCGGCATCCCTCCTGATTCACCGTGAGCGTCTTCTTAACACCTTTTGGAGTTGTTATCTCCAGCTCAAGAGTCCGATCAAGACCGTTGTTCATCACCGAGCCAAAGGAAACGGGGGCGCTTCCGGCCCCGGACCCCGGACTGACGGTCAGAGGCTGGTCCGTTACCTCGCCTACCCCGTCCTTCCAATTAATATTCAAATCATTAGCCATAGTTGTATTATTTTTGTTCTATTGCAAAGATAGCAAAACAAATAAACCCCAACCGGCTTTAGTCGATCGGGGTCTGAGTAAGCGAAAAGAAACTGATTATCGTCCCATCATTCTCAATACGGTTCTAGCCGCAGCTTGCGCCCATGTCCAGCTGTCATTAGATGTTACGTTAACCGTCTGTTGAGTACCATTTACATCCAAGTTAATAGTCTCCTTGTCAAGCTCGATAGTAGAGTCTCCAGCGGCTTGCGTTACCGTCACATTGGCTGTCTGGCCACCAGCGGCAGTTACCTTCAATGTAGCTGTCAGTTCCTCGATCGTGACGTTGGCCGGTACGTTCGAGATCGTGATGCTCCAAACGAACTCGCCAGCGGCTCCGGGATCGTCGGCGATAATCGCTCCGTTAGCCGTAGTCTTTCCAGCCGCCGTGTAGTTAGCCGGGAGTTGTAACGTAAGCCCGTTCTCCTCAGCCGGCGTGACCCCGAACGTAAGCTTAGTACTGTTAGACTTACCGGTGATGGTAACATTACCACCTGTCTTTTGTACGGAAGCGTTAGGGCTGTCTGATCTTACCACCTCAGCAGCCGCTGCCTGATTAACTACCAACGCCTTCTTAGCCCCGCCGTTCGTGGCGACCGTAAGGTTGATAGTGCGTTGAAGACGACCGGTGTGTTTCTCACCGGAGAAATTAACCGCCTGATCTCCTGATCCTGATACCGGGTCGACGGTTACGAAACCGAATTTTTGTGATGCCATACTTAAATATATTTACAAATGTCATTTTATTATGCCAAAAATAACTTGTATCATATCACAAGCCAAATATAGGGGGGGGGTAGATACGACTAGCCCTGTACAACCTCAACATACAACCCTACTAAGTCCTTTAGATTATGACTAAGAGGAGTTCCGCTATCCCTAGTGCACTTATATACATCAGCGTTCTGGATGTAATATTTATCCTTGAATATCTCCATTGGAGGGAAATACGGGATAGGATCCCCTATGGTCCCGGCATGCTCCTTATCAATGACCTTGTATAAGGAAGCCGTATTTAATCCGGGTTCCCATTCCTTTGATAATGTATGTTGTTGAATAACCTCATAAAGGATATCCGTATCGTCCTTCACCACCCTGAGACAGAATCCGGCATCCACCGACAACCCGAACTCCGCCCCTTCTTGTCCCCATATAGGGAATAGAACCTTAACATCCAGTTTCTCATTAGGGGATAAAGATATAGTCTTGTTATTAACCACCATTCTGGAGAATCTGACAGCCACTTTCTGAGGATCGGAGACATCTTTCTCCTTTGCCTGTTGCCGGACATAAGTCATGGTGATATTTACCTTATCTGGATAGCCGGACTGAGCGTCAATAGCCCTCACCTGCTCTACGGTAGTGGCTAAGCTTACTTCCCTCTGTTTGGCTCCTAACGCCGACATCAGGTCATTATCATACTTATCCATCATCCCGATCAAGATCTTGCCTTCCGTCATATCAAACTTCAGACCCATGATCGTTATCTTACCAGCTATAGCCCCATCAGCCAAAGCGTTACGCCTATCATATTCAGGGATATAGATATTTTGGTCATCCAAGAAAAACTCATGAAGATTCTCATTCTCATAAGTCCTGATCTCCTCATACTTAGCCGATTTCTCCTCATTAAGAAGCCTTGAGTCATCCAATTTAGCCTCGATAATCTCCTTAACCGTAGCTTTAGGATTAGCCTCCTTGAACGCCAATTGCTCCTCCCCAAGCTCTATCCATGGGGCGGGATTCCCGTTAATGTAATCATCATAACTATAGCCCTTGGCGTAATTATCATCAAGCGGATCGTCCTGAACTAATTGATTGGGATATATTTCCCTGTTTATATATACGTAGCTCATATCTTATATCATTAATCTTGTTCTTTAACGGCGATACTATACTTACCTGAAGCGTAACACCAGATATTTATCTCGAAAGGCTTGTTAGCCGTAGTGGTTATAGAAGTACCACTCATGCTTACATAAGCCCCGGAGTTGGGTATAGCCTGCGTGAAGGCCGCCGACGGGACGCACCTGATCATCAGCTCCTCCCCTATCTGCATCCCTGACTGCACGGATAGGGTGGTAGCGGCTGATAACGTAGCCGTGATACTTCTCTTGCTAATAGGCAGGTTAGCTAATGTCGTGACCGTATTAACCCCTATAAGCCTGTTCATGGTCTTCTTATCGGCGGCCGCCATCAAACCGTTAGTAGACTCATTGGCAACGGCATATGTCGTGTTAGGAGGTGTAGCCCAAGTGCCATCTCCACGCATGAAACTGGATGTACTGCCATTAAGCTGTCTCAACAAGCCGTTAGCTGTAGTAGAGGCCAATCCGTATGTGGTATTGGTAGGTACGACCCACGTTCCATCGCCACGAAGAAAAGATGCCTGCTTGCCAGCGGCTGGGGCCGGTACCAATCCCGCAGCACCAGCCGCCGAGGCCGTAGCCGCCTTCATATTGGCGTAGGTAGTATTCGTATCCTTATAATAGGGGATACCACCGACAATAGGACAGGCGGTATAGCCGGAAGCGCTTGTCACGGTACTGCCGTTCTTGACCAACCCCGTGGACCCGTTAGCTCCTACAACACCATACGTTGTATTAGTATCCGTCCAAGGCACGTTGACATACATCTTACCACTACTATCCAGCTCTACCGGATAATTCTTACCATTCTCGGCATATCCGATCATCACCAATCCTAAGGTTGTGGTATTGGCCTTGGCGTATGTGGTATTTGTCGGAACCACCCATGTGCCATCACCACGAAGGAAGGAGGCTTGCTTGCCGGCGGCCGGAGCGGGTACCAATCCCGCCGATCCTGCGGCTGAGGACGTTGCTCCTCCCATGTTACTATATGTGGTGTTAGGAGGAGTTTGCCATGTCCCATCACCACGAAGATACTTGGCTTGCGCTCCGGCGGCAGGTGCGGGGACCAAACCTGCCTTTCCCGCCGCTGAGGCAGAAGCGGCTCCCATATTGGTGTATGTCGTGTTGGTATCCGTCCACGGAACGTTAACGTAAGCATTGCCGGACGAATCCAGCTGTACCTTATAGTTCTTCCCGGAAGTCGTATATCCTACCTTAATACCGCCAAGAACGGTAGCGGAGGACGTGGGAGGGGTGAAGGTACTTGGTTTGCCCGTAACCCCGGACCAAGGCACGGAGGAAGCCTGACTGGCCGTGTAAGGCTCATACCCATCCTCACTGTTCAATTTAGACTCGTCTTTTATCAGATACATCTTACCTGTAGACGTGACCTTTACCGTATCACCGCTTTGAGCCGTAGCGGTGGTAAGGGCGAATCTAACCGTATCATCAGCTACCACGACCAATCTCTCCAAAGCCGCCTTAGGTAACCTATCTATGCTGATGGTTCCGGACGCGATCTTAGAGGCATCAAAATTAGCCAATGTCGTGGAGATAGTTACGTTGCTTCCGAAGTCCGATGAGACACTACCGGTAACAGCCCCGGACAGCGCTATGGTCCTAGCCGCCTGTAATTTCGTGGCGGTAGGGGCATTATCCGTCTTAAGAGCATATTTGGTAAGATCAATATCATTAGCCTTATCCAAAAGCTGCTCTATCTGCTTGCCATTGTATTTACCTTGAAAATCTTCCATATCATAATTATTTTTGCTCAAATATAGCTAGTTAATTATATACCATTTTACACCACCTATGTTTTAAAACATAAAGTAAAATATAGATAGTATTACTTTAATACGTATCTTTGCCTCGTAAAACAATTTTATCATGCTGAGATCATACAAATATAGACTTAATCCCACCAAAAGCCAAATCCGGTTGATGGAAATGACTTTCGGCTGTTGCAGGTATGTCTATAACTGGGCTTTGCAAACAAGGATCGAAGCCTATCAGCGTGACAAAAAATCAATCTCTGCCGTTGATCTTTGCAAGATGTTGACTGAACTGAAGAAAGATAAGGCTTTTCTTTATGACGTATCTAATGAATGTCTCCAGCAGTCAATCCGGAACATGGATCAAGCCTTTGTCAGATTTTTCAGGGAAAAGAACGGCTTCCCTAAATTCAAGTCAAAGCACAGGAATAGGCAGTCATTCAAGAATATAAACTCTGTTCATGTTGATCTTGAAAACAGCAGGATTAAGCTACCGAAGCTAGGATGGGTAAGGTTTTACGCCAATCAGACTTTCAACGGCAAGATAGGAACTGTTACGGTATCCAAGACCCCAACAGGGAAGTACCTCGTGTCTATCCTCGTTGATAACGGCGCCGATCTACCATCCAAACCTGTTATCGATCCCGACAAGACCGTAGGAATCGATGTAGGAATAAAGGACTTCGCCGTCCTCTCGAACGGGGATGTGTACCGGAACCCGAAACATCTGGAGAACAGTACCGTCAGACTTAAGGTATTGCAGAGAAGGTTAGCTCGCAAGCAGAAGGGAAGCACCAGACGTAACAAGGCGAGATTAGCCGTAGCATCCATACATGAACGGATCCATAACCAACGTCAAGATTACCTGCACAAGGTGTCCTCTAAGATAGTACGTGAGAACCAAACTATTGTCATTGAGGATCTTAATATCAGCGGGATGATGAAAAACCATCGCCTAGCCAATAGCATCGCTAGCGTGTCGTGGAGCGAGTTCTTCAGGATGCTGCAATACAAGTCGGACTGGTACGGACGGAACCTGATTCGGATCGGGAGGTTCGATCCCAGTTCAAGGATGTGCGAATGCGGGTACATACATCGAGATCTTAGGTTGTCGGACCGTGAATGGGTTTGTCCTGAGTGTGGCGCCGTAAATGACCGGGATCTACTTGCCGCTAGGAATATAAAGAAATTTGGCCTAGAGAAAACTAATCTCATAGGCCAAACAAAAGATATCTCACCGGTGGTGAACCGGGTAGGGGACGTGGAGCCGTCAACATTAGTTGGGGCTACGAAGCGTCAAGTTATATCGGTGCAAACTGGTATATAATCACCTATAGTTATATACATAAATACCAAGAAATCGAGGGGGGGGTAGATGCGGACAGGCATTAAAAACCACCATCCCCGTGCAGGAATCCGCTACGGAATATAATAGCCTTGTCTTTAAGTTTCTGGACAGACTCCCATTCCCATTCACCTTCACAAGGCTTAATGACATACTTATTCCCCCATGTCTTAAATTTCCTCTCTATAACGAACATCTCCGGATCATTAAGGACATGGAAGATACTTCCTACCGGGAAATACTTATCCGTCCTTAATATAACACGATGATGCTTATCGTCATATTCAGGATCACCCACGATATGTGCTTTATAAAACTGGAAATCGTTTAACGTTTGATCCACAGGTTCTATCCAGTAATACCCCTTACCCATTGCTGTTTGCGATTTAATAATTATATTTGCGAAAAAGTAGTAACTCATAAGGTTTTTAGGTAATTTTCAACCAAGGGGAAAGGGTGTCCGTGAGGATATCCTTTTTTCATTCCCGCCCGCCCTACCTATGAACAAAAGATCTACCTCGAACAAATGTAATCATAATAAAGTTACGGGCAAAAAGAAACCCCATCGGTATTCTATCGCCGACGGGGTTCTTCCAACGTTGTATCAAATCATATCATCTCACTCCATTTGATTGTGTCACCGACGAAGCACCGCACCGCCAGATACCTTACGAACGCCGTCCCTTCCGGAGCGTCAGGGTCTTCCAGATAAGCCAATACAGCCTTGACTATTTTCTGGTCGCAGTCCAATACCTTAGGAAAGTAGTCGCTATAGAACATAGCGAACAGATATTGGACATCTCCCCAAGTGGCGTTATCAGGTTTCTTGGCCCCGCATTTATCGAACATCTGCTTAGCATCCTCCATCGTCCATCTTCTCTTGGATCCGTCGGCGTTAAGCATCTTATCGGCGGCCTCCCTAGCCAACTCCTTGGAAAAGTGATATCCATGGGTGTCTATATACCGCTTATAATCCGGGTCATCAGCGTCTGCTCCTCAGTAGTAACGACTTCTCCTACCTCTACGCATATAAGGTTCCGTACCATCGTACTCGTCACGGATGTCACGCTCGCCAAACCATCCCTTACGGTACATCTCATCCTCCCGCTCATGATGTCTTTGACGTTTCTCAAGCTCCCGCTCGTTACGCTCCAGTTCCCTCTCGCGTCTTTCGAGATCACGCTCACGGCGCTCAAGCTCCTCCATCATCCCGTCACGTTCCTTACCGTAATGATCATATACGCCACCATCGTAACCCATATAAGTGCCGTCGGAGCGGCGTGAGCGTCCCCTACCGCCTCTGCGGTCGTAGATCTCATCATCATATTCCTCTTGGCCGTTGCCTAAATCTATAACTCTCATCTTAACCTAATTTTTTAATTAACAACTCTTTTAACTCATCGAAAGAAGACCCCATCCTATCGACCTTCTCCTCAAGATTCTTAATCTTTCGGTCTTGATCCTTAGTCTGCTTAAAAGTAGGATTGATATCCTCCAAGATACTGTCGCATGCCTCTATGATCTCCTTATTCTTATCCACGCTATTCACGATATCCGTACTGGTTCGTTTCATGGCGTTCAGGTGGTTCATTATCGGATCCACGGAGCAGGCTAGCGTAATGCCGTTGGCCATAGCCACGTTCTGGTTCTCTGGAACTACGTATGTCATGGACTTCCCGTCCACCTCTATAGTAAGATCCATAACCCGATCTTGCAACTGCTGATACTGACCTAACTGGGACTGGGCGAACCTAGGCTCCGAGACGTTAACCACCGTACCCATAAAGAATTTAGGAACCCCTGAGGTATCCAACGTATAAACCTGATATCCTTTCTTTAAATCCTTAAACATAATAACGATCTTTTTAAATGGGAGGGAGGTTACCCTCCCTGTTCTTTCTTAGTAAATTCATGCGCTAGGGGCGGTAGCCGCCGTAGCCGTATGACCCAACATCCTGAACACGCCGGTGCATTTGTTATAATACACAAGATGCTCGGTGTAGGCCCCTACTATAGGATCACTAGAAGCCACGGGAGTCGTAATATCCTGCCCTGTCATATGTGCCCCAACCTTATCCACTATAGGTGTCTTGTTGACGATAACCCCGGCGTTGGATACCGTAACAGGAGTGGTAGTGGATAAGCCAGACGGAAGAACGATCGTGGCGGGATAACTAGCCTCTGTCTCCGTCACCGGATGACGGACTTTCCATAACAATATTCCTTCCGGAGGTAGTGAGTTCCACTGACACGGATTGATGCCAAAATCAACCGTAGGTTCGGCCGCAGAAGCGTCAGATACCTTTCCAGTAGTGGCTACTACCGGGATGCCTCCCCTGTCAAGACGAGAGGAGGCGAATGAACCGATCATATATCCTCTGAAATCAGCCATATTGTCCCCCTTTCTTATAATACGGCGTTAGTAGTGCCGCAAGCGCATCCACATTCGTTAGCCACCCTTACGGTAGGAGTATAGCAGCAACCCGGGTTCTGTACAACGTAGGCTGGAACCGGAGCCTTTGGAGCTAACTGGCTAACGATGTTCTGTGTCTGTTGTTGGGTGATGGCGGAAGTAGCCAAAGCCTGTTTCTCCTCACGAAGCTGTTGGATAGTATTCTGCATCTCACGCATCTCAAGTTGACAGAACTTGTCATTGATGATTTGAGTTTGAAGATCTATCTTAGCAGCCAACGCCTGAGTCTGGGCTTGGTTGGATTGAATAACGTTATTGAAGCCGTTAGTCAAGTTGTTCTGCAATACGTTCGTCTGACCGGTAATAGCCAACTGATTCTCATATCCCTGACGGGTGATAGCGTTCTGGATATTACATCCTACGGTGTCTAACGAATGTTGGATGTTGTTAAATCCACTAGCCATAGCGCTTTGTAAGTTGCAGCAACATGCGCTAATCTGGTTACCGATCTCACATCCTTGTTGCTGTACGGCGTTGATAACGGCCTGAGAAGTCATACCTACCTGACCGGCCACCTTATCAATAGCGCCTTGTACGTTACAGATAGCGCTTTGCAATTGAGTGGTAGTACAGTTCAAGGCGTTAGCGATCTGCTCGATAGCGCTTCTATTACCTTGGATGGCCTGCATCAGTAGCTCACGGCCATAGTCGTTGTTCAATTGAGCCGGAAGACCGTTAGCGCAACAATCATTTCCATTACCACCAAAACCATTTCCGAAACCACGTCCGCCCCATAACCAGAACAGGACGATGATCCATAACCACCAGCCGTTGGCTCCTCCGAACTGGTCTTGGTTGTTACGGCCGTTCATCAACGCCGCGACTAGATTCGGATCCATCTTATTTCCGCCTATTAAATTGGCGAACATCCCCGGAATCATAGATAATAAACCGTTAGTGGCGCTTCCACTACCGGAACCCATACCGTCTAACAAAACGATTTTGTCTCCACTTGTACCCATGTCTATTTATTTTTGAATTAATAATAACCCCACCTGATGGCGGGCGTTACAAAGTTCAAAAATTAACAGCCCTAAAATCGTGATATGTGTCATCATCAAAGTACGTCATGTCTTGTAAATGGGATTAATAAGAACCGATACAAGACAAAAAAATCCGGAGCGTATCACTACGACCCGGATTCATCGCAAATCTATAAAATCCAATGTTTCAATGCTCGAAAGAAAACGTCTCACGACGTCAAAGAGAGATTAACTACACGAAAAATCTCGCATCAACTTATTTGTATTAGCAGTGTATTCATTAACTATCTTACTGGATGAAGGATTATCCTCTATCCTTGACAGGCGGTTATCGTCACTCCTTACCGTAACATCACCCATCCTTCGTACCACGCTTTCTTGATATGATGATGGGTCCGAATATATAAAATTATCCACGAAGCTATATATCCCGCCATTAACCGTCTCACCTATCTTCTCATATAAGCCGGATTGGAACGACACGAAATCATCATACCTTCCACGAGCCAAGAACGAACCGTCCGGTCTCGCCTCGACGCCGCCGTTGACCTCCCGTAGCAGGCCCGGATTCCTTTGGTACAGATACCTATAAAACCCGACATCCATCATCCTATCCTGACCATCCAGATAGAAAAGGTTTCTCATGCTACTGTCACCGGACTCGATAGCCACGTCAAACAGAAGATCCCTTACCTGACCTTCCGGCAACGACATCTCCATGCTTTTTAACGTACCTCTGTCATGGTGGTTCAAAGATACATTATAAAATCCATTAAAATCAAGGAAACGTAAGACATTATTATATAAATCCGATTTTTTTAACCTTTCCTTGATCTGGATCTTCCTCAACGAGGTACAGGATTTGATAAAATCCCGATCCTTTCCCTGCCTAGCCTCGTATCTCCTGAACTCCCGATCGATATCGGCATCATCCATCTCAGGGGTAACTGGATGCTGGTATATCAATCTGGTAAGGATCATGTTCTCGGTATTCGAGGATGAGATGTTGGACATAACTAGCTTCTTTATGTTATCCTTAACCACGCCAATATCGGAACGGGAAGCCCCGGCGGGGACCACGCCAGCCGGCAAGTACGAGGGTCGCTCTATCCCGATATCGGCCAACATCTCATAGGCCTGATCGGTGTCGGTTATCGGAGCCGTGTTATGGTACGTATTCCTACCCATATACAACATGCTCCTATCATACATATCGGAAGGGGATGTATTCCCGGACCTTACATACACCATCCTATCCCCAGTAGAATAAGTATCCTGAACCTCGTATATCGGGTTCCCTTTTCCTGTTATCCTATCAAGATCGGAGATAAAGCTATCGTATACCGAATTGCCGGCCTGTATGGAAGACAACATGACGTCCAGCGACGCCATAAGATCACGGATATCCTCCGGTCTGGATATAATCATCTCATCGCTGATCGCCTCGCTTATATCCACACCCATGTCGGCAAGATCCATGGCTATGTCATGCAGACGTCCGGCAACGTCCTTGATGTCCTTAAAATCATCCATATCGATTATCTCCCCAACCTTATCCCTTAGACCCTTCATATCCTTAGGCATACTGATATACGGTGTGGTACTATTGAAGTACGAGTCGGTAATCGTATTTCCGTCCTGACTCCGAACCTCCATACGGGTCATATTACGATACGTGTCATACATCCGATCTGCGTAATCCTGATCCTCCTGATACCGGAGTGCCAAGGAAGGGTATGGGATGGAGGCGAAAGCCTGATCGAACTCCCGGCGGTCGCTGATACCGCCTACCGCCCTCATGATCGTATCCCTTACTTCTATTGGATTCAAAACCCTTCTCTTTCCTAACGAGTCATATGTATCCTCATATATCATATAATCATCACCAAGGCCTGACTCGGAGGACAGGAAATACATATCCTTCTCATTAAGATCCCCGTCAGACATAAAATCGACAATCCTCCTCATCATATCCCTTACCCGATCATACGCCGATCGGTTGGTCATGATATTATCAATCTCATCGGCGTCATACATCCCAGATCGCTCAAGATTGTACCTATTGAGGAATATATCACCGCCGGAAAGGAAGTTAGATACGATCATATCATTAAGATCATTGATATTATCAACGCCCAAGGAAGTAAGGGTGTTATTGATATCCTTAACCTCATCGGCCATGAAATTGCCGGCGAAATAGTTCTTTCGCTTGATAAATGACATAACATCATCATACCTAGGTTCCCCATTACTATCCAGATCATATTCTGATGGCATGGACATCCAATCGCCAAAGAAAGACACGAAGTCGGGGGAGTAGGCCGTACCCCAGACCGATAAGGCCTGCTTCTGGTCGCCCAGCACCTCCATCGCCCTTTGGTATAATCCGGATGGTTGGTTATTAGGGGCAAGGACATTATCTACCCTATCCTCCTTATTTTTTATTACATAACAAGATCGTCCCATTACTAAATCGTTTTGTTACAAAGATATGAAAATCCCGCCTACTCTCACGAGCGGACGGGATACTAAATAACAACATAATAACAAACCTTATGTTTACTCTGAAAAAGTACAAATCTTTTTGCCGATCCTCACGAACAGGCAAAAACTCAATCCTAAATTATAAAAAAAATGGAGTTTATCGTTTAGCGAAAATATCTTTATCTGATCTACTCAGAACCCTGCCTTTCAATTCCAAGAACCTAGGCATCCATTCTTTAGATATCTTAGACACGATCCACTGAAATCCCTTAGGAGTCACATAGACAGTATTAGTGCCATAGAACTCGTCATCATTACGATATCTGTAACGAGCGTAACCACGATCTATCATCCTTTGGGAAAGCAACCACCTCTTACCGGTCTTAGCGAAGAACTTCTTATCCTCAAGCAATATACGAAGATTCTTCTCCGCTATATCATATCCATGAGCCTCTAGCTTTTCCCGAACCTCTCTGATCAACATATCTGTCTCTTGGGCTACTTCTGCTGTCTTAGCAAATTCAACCATAGGAGCCTGTTCTTTGATGATGTTATCAGATATCCTTTTAGCTTCTAATGCAAGCTTAGCTTCTTTTTCAGCCCTTTCTCTAGCTTCCACCTCATCAGCATACATCCGTAAAGCCTCCGAATAGCTAGATGGTATTTTATTTATCACTTTATGAAAAACATCCCTGTAAACATTAAATACAGATCTAACCTTTCTAGCTATAAAATACTCCATACAAGATATAGAAATCATATAAACATTTACAGGTCTTCCTACTGTCGTATTTTCGCCATTTGTGGCTAAAATCTCATAATCAATACCTTGCATAAACTGATCACTACTTACTAAAGCTCTAACAGCTTTCTCCTTAGCCGAATAAACCAATGGCCATACATCATCTAAATTAACAGGGAATTTATCACCAAGTTTACTTAGATTTAAAACCTTTTCAAAATACGATCTGATAGATAAGTCATCACTCAAAACAATATTACACATAATACAAAACAACAAGGGCCGTTGGCGTCCGTTATTCCACCAATAGCCCTCATCTATCGCCTACGCCTAGGCGAGTTAATATCTTCTTATGGCCCAATAACGGATGGACACCGCAAATATAAGACCTTATTTTGAAACTACAAACAAACAGGAGATATTTTTACAAAAAATGTAATCAGCCATATTCCTCTGTCATATATAAAGCGTAGCTATACCTATCCTCTATCATCTCCACCACCTTCTTGATATCAGATAAAGTTAGTTTCTTTATCTCCATATTCCTACTATCCATCCTGACAAAAGAGTTCTTGAACTCCTGCTCGGTTATGGCATCCAACCTAAATAGATTGTATTTTATAAGTAACTGGGTTACGTCAAATATCAAGATATTAAGATCAACATCATCCTTCAACTCATCAAGAAGATCACGCATCATGGCTTTGATAGCATCAGTATCAAGCTCCAGTTTCTCGGCTTCCTTCATCAACTTCTTGATAATACCATTGTGCTCGATTATGATGTTAGCATTATCATCATCGGTAGGCAGAAGAATATCCATCGTACATTCTATACCTATCTTATCACTAAGTCTTTTATTGAACTCAGTCATATAATCAAAAGCCTGATCCCTGCTTAAGGCGTATGTATGATCAAGCAACTGCTTTTGTCTGACCTTGACAAAATAGTTACTGGTGTATAACATCATCAAGACCTTCACTCGCTGGATGCGTAGGTCTTGCATGATCTTCCGATGTAAAAAAGAATCTAGTTGCATAATATAAAGAGTCCCCACCGGGGCCATCACACACCCGACAGGGACCAACTTTTAAATATCTTACTCGTCAGGTGATGGACTGACACCGCAAAGATAAATCAAGATAATTTATTTAGCAAGGATTTTCCGCTTCATTTTCTCCAGATACGACATTCCCGTCGGAAACCAAAGACTTATCCTCGGCTGCTTTCGTAGGCGAGGCGAACTCCGATTGGGAACCGGGCGGGTTGACGAACGGGGTCTCCGTATCCTCGAAGAACGTCTCATCCCTCCTAATACTCATCCTGAACTTAGGGGCTATGAAAGGATCGTTATTAAGATCGATGTTGATCGTAACGTCATTCATCAAAATATCCTCCTTGGTCCTAGAATCGCCTATCCATCCTCTTACATCAGCGGTCATAGGCATCTTACTAGCGGCTTCCTTGACAGCCTTTAACCGTCCCTTGATAGCATCCACGTCTCCCGCCAACGGAATCATATATGTCTTGTTATCCAGCCCTGATCTGGCTATAGCGTTGTTAAGATCCATTATATCATCAATACTTACTCCACCACCTAGACCCTCTATAATTCTGTCAGCCATCGATCCGATCATAGATGAGAATGATGATGTATCCTGATTTTTCAATCTTACGGGGTACAGGTAATTTCTTCCATTTCCTGTCTTTATAGCTACTACCGGGATACGTGAATTTTTATAATCACCATACTTATCCCTGACGATAGCCGTACAGAACGGGAATATATTATACTTAATATCATCCCTCATCGTAACCTCCCCGTTCTCTATATATCCTACACTCTCGACCTTACCAACCGTCTCGTTGGTAAAGTCATTCTCGGATACCATCAACGTCCCATTATCATCACTTACGCTAAAATTAGGTCTTCCCGGCAAAACACTGGTGACTGTGCCTACGAACGGTATATCAATCTCGCCAGCGACAGATCCTACATTATCCCTATACAACTCAAAGGCCATACTCCTTAAATCAGCGTTACTCCCTTTTGAGTCTGGATCATTGGCTTTTAGCACCGAGACAAAATTACCGTCACCATCCACGATCTTAATAACCATATTATTAACCAAATCACTACGGGCAGACTTGGTCTCGTCAGAATTAGGATCAACGGCATAAAGGCTATTGTATTTATCATACAATTCCTTGGTATAAGGATCTAACATATCTACCTTGAACCTCACGATATCGTTCTTACGAAGACTAGCCGCAGCTTCTTGATTTATCGACTCATTATTAGAGCCAAATGCATCTCCTGTATAATAAGGAACAACAGATCCATCCTGCCCCTTGCGATACACCATGAACCAGTTGGAGGTCGATAAGGCGGTCTGCCGCCCCAGTATGACACCGGTAGCGTTCTCGAAAGCCTGAGCGTCATCCTCGCTTATCATCCATCTTGAGTGGTTATTCGACTCTATAACAGTAAATATGTCGGTTCCGTTGGTGAAATCCATCACCCTTCCATTATCAGTATCAGTGGCATCAGATCTTTTAAGCCCAAGACCGTCCATAAACCTGTCAAGTCTCATCCCTCCTACCTCATAATACATGACTCCGCCAATCTCTCTCTTCTGGGCCATCAACACTACCGGATTCTGGGCGGCATTGGCCTCCGTCCTGCCGGTGGATGTTCCGGGTTCGCTCTCCGTGAGAACATCACCCATAGGTATAGACTTATCGTAATCCTTGACAACCATACTTCCATTATCATACAGCCTCATCCATTCCACGAACTGGAGAAGAGGTTCATCAGAATAGTTATTGATAATATCAATAGCCTCATTAAGTTTATCCTGATCAACTTCATTCCCGTTGTCAATATCATTCATAAGATCATTATAAGCCTGTATAGCCTCCTTAACCTGATCCTGATCAAGACCATTAATGTTCATATCTATGATATCATCAATAGTATCCCTGATGTTATTTAAGACGTTATCGTTGGTATTTAACCTATCTATCATTGACCTAATCTTATTAAGCCTAGCTATAGGATTATCGCCAAACCCATTTACAAGATCATTGATACGATCCTTGTTATTATCATATATCTGCCTCTCCCTAGGAGATAAGATATCCTCATTACCGTTCCATATCTTTATAGCTATATTATTGATTCTATCATCAGAAGGATTTATGATATCCTCATTATCAGGTACATTCTCAACGATACCGCCATCATCAGCCTTGATGTCATTCTCCATAGATCTGGCGATCATATGATTATAGGTCTTGAACATAAATGCCTCGTCCTCTCCTATAAGATCATCTTGATAAGCCTTATCTATGGCCTGATCATTGGCATAAAGGGAATTAGCATCAGGATCATCGGTATTCCTGAAATCATACTTGCTGTCATCCTCCTCATAAGTCTTCCCCCATGCGTTCGATAATATCTTCATGAACCCGCGCTCCTGCGCCCGGATGAATCTTCTGTCACGCATACGACGAAGTGACTCGTTTATATTCTTATAAGCCACAAGATTATGACGATACTCGCTAAGCAACGCCATAGCCTCCTTATGATTATCAACCCCACGGATAGATACGGCATTCTCAAAACCGACTATAGTCTCATAAGCTGCCATAAGATCGGCGGCGCTGATCCTTGATTCATCCCTGTTTAATAACAGCTTAGATATATCTGTCTCTGAGTTAACTAACGTAGCTAATCTCCTCTCCAAAGCAATCCTATCCTCCGTCAATTTAAGAAGTCTATCATTCTCCTTGGCTAACTTGACCTTATCAGACTCAAGAGCTTCCTTAGATGTGGCACTCTGCTGAAGCTTCAAAACATTCTTCTCCATTTTCTGTATATCATCTGTAAGCTTCCTGAGTTTATCAAGATCCCTACTCGAATCAGGATTAAGACGAGAATATATATCTAAAGCAGGTCCTATATCCGTATTGTATATCCTTCCTAACTGATTAGCGATATCATCCAAGTTATCCTTAGCCTCAAGACCGTTATAAGCCATGTTGGAGATATAGGTGTTAAATGATCTATTGGATATACCATCGGTAAGGGAGTCGGCAAATCTGCTGGCCATAGTAAAATTATCAACCTTCTTATTGAACTCACTGATAAGGTTGGACTTATACTCATTTACCTGCTCATCTGTCATATTCATATCGGAGGCTATATCGCTATTAGGTATAGACTCGATGACTGTCTTGAAATTCTCCTTAGTATCATCTAACATCCCCATTTCCTGATCATAACGAAGACGGTTGAATACGGCATCACTAAAAGTCTTATCTACGATTCTAGAATTAGGTATATCGTCAGCGTTATTATCCGTACTTAAGCCTGATAATTGAGCGTTAAGAGCCATACTGCCACGAATAGCACGGATAGCGGCGGTAGTCAAGGCGCCGGCATTGGTGTTGTAGACCTCCACCATCCCCTTGTTCCGGGACATGTCTTGACTCCATTCCTTTATACCACCAATAGTTTTTACTCCCATAAACGATCCGATAATCATACCGATGCCGATCTCCTTCCAGCCCTCATTAGATCCATAGGTCTCCTTAAACCCGTTCTTTATAGCTTCCATATAACCTATATTCTGGCGAATAGCCATGGGATTGTATCTTGATTCCACCCAATCCTCCGCGGACTTGCTGGACACACCTTGAAGACCTTCCTCGAACAAACCCTCAGATACCGGTCGCTTAATGATATTAAACGTATTACCAGCTATTTTCTGCCATTTCTTTGGTGTTATAGCCCTTAGTGCACCGTTATCCATTCTCTCGGCTCCTACGCCAAATATATTGCGTTTTATGAACTTATCCACGCCCAGATCCATGCCAAACATATCACCGAACATAGCTATGTTGGATAATGACAATATGCCGACGTTTGCGGCGAATACGGCGTTAGCGGCATTGGCATTGTCAGCCCTGAACCTCATAAGCTCCTCATACGGGACTTCCCTCCCGTAAGCGTTACGATAAGATTGCCTGAAATTCTCCTCGGCCTCCATCAACATACTTCTGGCTTCCACTGAAGCTTCCCATGAGGTAGACGTACCAAGAAATAGGGCGGCATCCAGCCCCTTGCCTACCCTCTGCCCTATACGGGCGGCCCTAAGGTAAGCTCCGAATGCTTTCTTGGTGTCCGAAGCGGCCTTGCCTATCCTAGCTAAAGCCACCCCAGCCCTAGCTCCGGTACGAGCAAGGTTCATCAGACCGGCCCCGGAATATACGGCGGATGATAACATGGCGCCAGCGGTAAAAGCCAGACCCGACAGAAAGTCATTAGACCAGAAGTTAGCCGTAGTCATACTTTGAAGAAAGTTCATGTCCCGCTCCTCTCGATTATAATAATGAGCTAGACCATAATCCATCTTCTTATCCTGATCATCTAACCATCTAGTGAAATCATTATCAAAAACAGCATTGAAATTACCTTTGGATACTCCGGCATAAATACCATAAAAAGGCTGGATAACGCCTCCTAATCCGTACAAGGCGGTTTTTCCGGCAAGCTTACCCAATCCCCTCATCCATTTCTCAGTCCTACTCTGGGTTTTTGATAGACGTGTATCATTATCTACACCGGGTATATAGGACTCGTATTTGGGTATCCACGTTCCACTACTTAATCGATATCTTGAATCCTCTAACGATATCTCCGGTCCAGTAAGATTAAACCTACCCTTATAGCTCTGATCAGACGCCATATATCCCAAAGGGGACATATGCTTCATGTTATCATAATAATTAGTCTTTACCGTATTCTTGATCCTCTCTGATAATGACGGTATCTGGGACTTTGATCTCTCGGATGCAGAATACGGGTCCAATACCGGAGGCAAGTCACGATCCGGTATATTATAGGGATCCGATCCAACAGCCTTTATATTATCCACGCTCATAGTAGGATACCCGTATTTGTTGGCAAGATCCCTTCCACTGGGAGCGTTATTATTGGTTTCCACTATTTCCATTATTTCCACTATTTCCGTTATTCCTGTTTCTTATCTCCTGATCGATCATACTAGCTATAGGCGAGATGAAGCTTTCAAAATCATCAGTAGTAGATCTACCTTCACTTCTCCAATATACCTCATTCTCCTTGCTAAGTATCTGTTGCCATGCCATGACCAAATAATATTGAGGGCTGAAATCAATTTTTCTAGCTACCTCATCAGCATAATTAACGCCATCCAGATCAATTGAGTATAATGGAGTACCGCCATCCCTTGCTCCTCCCTTGCTGTATATATCAACATTTATCCCAGAGGAACCATTATTATACTTATATCCGGAAGCCCTTAACTCATACATAGAAGCGTTATCAAATAACACATCGGTAGCGATCATCATCTGATTCTTCCTGATATTACCGTCATTTATATTCGTGAACATATCTATATAAGGCATTGTCATATCCTTAGCTCCGCTGGCATAAGCCACAGGAGCTACCTGCAATGCCTTGGCCATCTTCCCATAAGCGTTATCGCTTGAATTGGCAAACGATATAGATACAACACCAGAGTCGTAGGTCTCGGATGGGATACTTACATCCTCCTTATAAAAAGTAAGGTCATTGGCGGCTAGATCTGCCTCACTTACCTCAACAACAGATCTTCCATCACCTCCATTATTACCAATGATCTGATAATTGCCATCACCTATAGGAGATATAGTAAACGTTATCTTCTTATTGGCATTATCCTCATCCTTGGGGATAAAACCACCACCACGAGTGAATAGATCACTAATCTTTATATAATCATACTCAGCTTTGCTTTTAGACGGATAATCACCAGAGAAGATATACTCACGCTCGGCATATTCATGACGATATTGTCTTAGATAATCCTCGCCAGCACGTTTAGCGTCATCAGCGATCCTACCTAGATCACCACGACTCCATTTATGTCTTAACAAATCGTTTCTTTCCCTATACGCTCCATTATATAAAGCGGTAGCGACACCAATCGCTCTATTATCTCCAGCAAATCTATCCTCTATCGCCTTGACGTGTATATTCCTATTAGCACCAGACACAACAAGAGACATTATAGATTCAATATCATCAAGCGAGAAGGATGTTCCCATAAGATTATTTATCTTATCCAGTAGGACACTAGATTGACCTGAATCTACCGATATAGATGGCGCTTCCCCTTTAACGGGACTATTAACAACATTTATATTATCATTCAATAAAGAACTATAAGCTGACAGTTTAGCCCAATCGTTTAACGTTATATCGTTTATACCATTTATATCAAAAACCTTATCGCCATTGTTATTAATATCTCCAAGATTGAATGTGCCGAATCCATAACTAATATCTATACCTGATCCACTATCCGATCTAGCTTCTCTCTGAATTATAGTATCAATACCATCCAAAACAGCATTGCTCGCCTTATTGAATCCATCATTGATCTTATTATACTTATCTCTTTGAGTATTTAGCCCAAGAAGCTTTATATAACTATCCTTGCCATTATAATCAAGAAGCGTATTCGTAGATCCACCATTAGCCTTGAAATATGTCATGATGATCTGGTCTTTATCCATATCCTTGACCACGTTACTATTCTCAGGATCAGACGCCCATGCGTCGATCTTCTTTCTAGCGTCATCTGATAGTGATTTAACGAAATTATCCATGCCAGTAGTCACCGCCCTCTCGTTAGCTATGAACCCGTTCATGAACTCATCGCTTATATTTACGTCCTCAAGGTTAGCGCTCTTAGTAACCACGGTAGGTCCTGTCATATCATCGTCTCCACCACCATTCTCTGATTTACCCGATTTGCCAGCTCTCATCAACGCAGCTTTCTCCATAGCCAGATTATGTCTCTTTGTCTCATTGAACTTAGCCCTCTCCATCATCTGTTGATTAGCCTTGAAATAATAATCATCAACGCCCAACGTCTCATATGAGTTATTATAAGACCATCTCAATCCGACACCACGAAGGAACTGCTGCCGCACCATAAACATGCCGGCCCGCTCCGGGCTGTAGTTGTCGCCGATAACGCCCTCAGCTTCCTCCAGAAAATCATTTTTCTGCTTGGTGATATCTGCCAGTTCCGACTCCAATTTAGCTTTCTTTATCTTATCATTACCTACCCCTTTTAGTTTGGCACGTATAGATTCTTCCTTGGTGCTAAAATCATCAATATATCCTTTAAGAAAATCAGAGGTGCTTTGGACGTTAAATAAATCAGGGTTTGTCCTAGCCATATATCTTCCCTCTAACTGCATCTGGGCCTTACCGTTCTCAGATATGGAAGCCATAGCTATATCCCTGGCCTGAGCGTAGCTCATTTCATCTATGTACATCTCACGCATCTCCCCCGTCCTGTTACCATTGGCGTCAACTACCGGCACATTGACTTTCTTCCCCTTGTTAAGGGAGATGAAGTTCTTCATCTTCTCATCAATCTCAGCATGATAATCCGTATAAGGAGTATAATGTATAGGATTAAGACGTGTCCCTACCTGACCGTCATTCATCCAAGCCACGGCATCGGCGAAAGCCTCAGCCTCATTGATAGGACTATACATCTTAGGATTATTCAGCTTCATATCCTCCATCTTCTCGCTGAAAGCCCGAATCTCCCTAGTACCGGCGATAGCGTTCAATACACGGGTATCTAAAGCCTCTCCAAGACGGACTTGTATGCTTCTAGCTATACCATCAGAAGCTAGATTGGATTTACGATACACGTTATTCACATCCTGTATCAATCCATTTAACCTATTCTGAAGATATTCCCTATCCTGAGGTTTTATAATATCAGAATTGATGATATAATCAGCATACTCGTTTATGGCCTGCCGATTGGTATCTATCTTCTGCTGCATGTATCCCATACCCTGCATCATGACATCCATGTTGTAGGGTGATACGTACTTACCGTAATTCCTTAATATACTGTATTGTGAAGCCATTATTTATCCCTTTTTGCCTTTAGTTACTTCCTGAGCAGGATATAATCTCCTGTAACTTAATATATCTCCTTGAGGGTCTGCGATCAACTGGTCATTGGGACCAATCTTAACATCCCCAAATATAGATCTTAATGTATTCATGGTCGTAGCCGTGTTCCACTTCTGCTGGATCTCGTCATTCACGCTATCGAAATACCTAGCCCAATTCTCGTCATTAATAGCTAACCCCTGCAATATCCGCTGTTGATAAGCTTGACGTTGGGCTATGTTCTTGTCGTAAGTATTCGCCCATGATTGAGAATTGACATTATCAGCCCAAGTTCTTTGAGCCACGTTACCTTGCTCTACCTCATTAATGTACTTGCCTGTATTGGAACTCATTATAGCCTGTAAATTAGACGATAATGCCCCTCTTTGGGAATCCGGGACATTTCCCATTTGATCCAATTGCGACTGAAAGGCGCGATTAGCTTCAACCATATACTGATCAGCCGATCTCAACACCGGGTCTACAGTAGGAGCGTAATGCCTTTCCAGACCTTCCGTTGTCACGGATCCCGGAGTCATCCTGAACACCTCAGGAAAATCAAGACCACCACCTACTATATTTCTTCCTCCCCTATTGTTATCCGACTTATCTGTATTTGTATTGGTATTCGTCTTAGGAAGGGTACTAGCATCAATAAGTTCAGGCATATCCAACTTAACATCGGGATCCTCCACATCACCTATATCCATAGGACCGGGAGCCACCTTGTGGGGATCGAGTATGAAGTCAAGACCTTCCATGCCTTTCATGGATCTTAACGCCTGCATCTTAAGCATATCCTCCCCAAGGATCTTATTAACAATATCTTTATTCTTGTCAGAAAACAGTTGACTGAAATGAGTGATACCAGCGTCGTTAAGAGCCTTGTGTTGATCCTCTGTAACTACATCCAAACCAATCATAGGACGAGATGACGAATATTGACCAAACTTATTATCTCTCATTCTATCATGATATACGGCCTTCTTGTCTTCCGGGTAATTACCTTGGCTATCCTCACCGCCAAAAGAAACGAGCGTCGTGTAATCCCGAAGCGCCTCTGCGTTGGAGATGATCGGGTTATCCGCCGTAGCCAAGCCCATCCAGCCACTCGTCTGTCCGTAGATAGCGTCCTGTAGCGCCCTAGCCTTAGTATTGCCCGTGGCATTCATATAAGCCTCATAAGCGACAGGATTAAACGTCTTATAATAATCCAATCTCTCATCAGCGTTAATGCCGCCATAAGAACCGTCCTGACCTTGACGCTGATACCCGAACGTATTATCCTTATTATTGTACTTATTCTCTACAGGGCGGAAAGTAAGGAGATAATCGAATAAAGAGCTACCACCTTTCTCCATCTTCTGACGAATACCAGCAACCTTCCGGAGCAGTTCTTTCTTAGCCTCAGCTACATCATCTTCTGTAAGGCCATATTCTTTCATGGATCTGGATATGATGTTATCTATCTCACCACCCTTAGCGAAATACGTATCCTCATCCTTCTTCATCTTCCGGTCTTCCTGCTCCTTGTATATGACGTTAGCGAAGTCCGTAAATCTTCCCTCTAGGCCATTAACCGTCTCGTTACTATCATTTATAGCCTTGGACAATACGGAGGCGTTCAAACGCCTTGTATTCTCATCATCTATCTTATCGTTTTTCTTCAGCTTCTCCAGTGCCTTCTTCTGATCATCGTAAGCTGATTTAAGACCGATCTTAGCCTTATACCTGTCCATTAACGTAGCGTACGTATCCTTAGGCGTAGCCTTGATCCCATACGTATCCCTGATGTATTTGGCGAAATCCGGTTCTATGGTAGTATCATCGGTAATGACCTTCGTCCCCTGCTCCAAGGAAACGGGGGTTCCCCCATCGGCGTGCTTCTGCCCCATAGCCTCCATCGGCGCCTCTCCGGGCTGCGTCACGTACTCACCCTTCTCGACCTCTACGTTGGCTTGATCTTCCATCGACTTAGGTAACGGATATAAATACTCTCCGGTAAGGCTTCCGCTATCGAATCTATTATTAGGCCCTAGATAAACACCACCTCCATCCTTATACCGCATCTGGGATTGCCGTCTCTGCCTAGCCTCTCGCTCTTGAGCTAACCTGATATTAGTACGAGTGCCTTGCTCTGACGCCATCCCTGAGAATACGTTCCTTGCCAACCCTAAGACACCGCCGATGCCTGACATTACAGTACCCACGACATTAGCTGTCTTAGCCCCGGTGGATAAATCACCGTATCCCTCGCTTCTCATACGCCCTATACCACGACCCATCTGGGTAAACCTAGATCCTATATCATCAGCGCCATAATAAGGTATGGTGGTAAAGTCAAAGACATCCGTACTGCCAGACTCGTCAACCTTCTTATTGCTGTCAACGATAGCGTTCAAATCACTTGTATCAATGGTATTAATATCAGGCTGCTGAATATCAAATCCTATCCGGGTAGACGAAACCAGAGGTTCCACTCCAAGACCCTGAAGACCAACAACATCACCAGGCATGATAGGATCAACCTCCCCAGCATCTTGATATTTAGGTATCTTCCTTTTAATTACATATTTTCCCATATATCAAATTATTTCGTTCTGATACAAAGATAATTTAAAAAAAATACAGACTCACCATTTGACAATGATGAGTCTCTTTAATACTAATCCTTTAAAGACATAACAGGATTGCCCCATTTCTTTTTCCACTCATGACCAAGATAATCTATAAGTTTATCATAAGTATCTATAAAACCACCATCTATAACCCCGGTGATAACATTCTCTACAGCTACTATGTCGTTTAACTGATTCTTTGTAGCCGTATTCCTTATCCCACTCTCATGCTTGTTAAAGACGATAAAATTAATAGCCTTAGCTACCCTTGATATCTTATCAGACAACTGACTCTTGTCGCTAACCAACCTGGCGACGGCCGAACTCATCTTGATATAAGCTTCGCCAGCGGCATTCCTGTCCTCTATGAATCCATCATGCAACCATATTATCACCTTGGCGTATATCTCCGGATCCAACTCCAAGGCTATCATGACAAAGAAATATGGATTAATATACCATTTTTGCCCCTCTCCTTTTCCCTTGCGATAAGCCATACCGTATTTTTTAAGATCCGTCATCTTACCTATTTTCAATACCTCTTTTTGTACAGTACTTTTCATTACTGTACATATATTGTTGACACTTAGTTCTTTAACTAGAGATTTCATTTTCTCCTGAAATCCATTAGTAGCAAACAGGTGGTCGAGTCTTCTCGCCTCCAGCCCAATAGACTTGCGTTTCTCGTTCAACGCCTCCATTACTTCAGTTATGCATACAAATCCGTCCTTGGACATAACAGAAATGTTTCTACCTAACAATTCCCTACTCTCTGATGACAAAATCAAATTACTTTTCATACCTTTACAAAGTGTTTTAAATTAATAAATGCGCCTATCCGCTCGTGATGAGTAGATAGGCGCACAAATATAAATAATACTAATATAATTACAAAATATAATTAACTATATTACAGATAATAATACCTTGTAATTTTAATTCATCGCAAGATAGTTACAGCAACTAGATCCTTTTTACAAATAACGAACCTATTGCTTTCACTAGGTCATAGAAGCCAGCAGCGCTGAACCCGACTGCCACTCCATATAATAGAGCTTCCCACCATTCACTACCTACCAACAACGGGGATACCTGAAGAAACCAAGCCAAGATACATGTCAACATCCCAATAGCCACAGCCGATAAAATCTTAGCCCACTTATGGGTGTCAATATACGGCACTACCTTAGCTAGCTGGGTAGCTGACATCGTGACGAAAGCCATGATGCCTGTAAAGGTAGTCAGATCAATAGTAATAGGCCCTTCTGATGGGATTACCTCTTGTGCCATCAAAGCGAATGGCGTCAATAACATAGCAAATAAAAACAACAATCTTTTCATATCTAAAACGTTTAATTACTTCACAAATATAGCATTAATTCTGGGTTCTGCTCATACCCTTTATATTCAGCATCAACCCCGGTATCATGTTAAGCACCAACTGCCTTTTCGCCTGTTCCTTACGCATACGCTCGGCCTCCGCTATCTGCGCCTCTGACTGAGGATCATTCTTGATATTATTAGCGATGTCCTCTATAGCTTTCTTGTTAGCGCCTGATTGAGCTAGCATCTTATATAATAGGTCTTGACCCTCCTTCTCCCACCAGCTATCCATGGAAGAACGGGAAGCCAAAGAAAGATCGGCAGGGGCTACCGTCTCAGGGATAGGCTGCTGACCTCCGTCCCCCGTACCAGAATCCCGCTGCCCGAACTCGTATCTCATTGGCTCGTTCTCCGGTACACCGTATCTGTTGGAGAACATATCGGCGAACTCAAACCGCTTCTCGTTTCTTAATGTCGATCCAAGGGGTCTTCCGTATCCTTGATTCCATGCCACGGTAGCGTCCTTATAATTCGTGGCGTTATCAAAATCAGCCTTCGAATACATATAGTAATTATAAACATTGCCTTGAGCGTCCTTATCAAAGAACTTGCCTTGGTTCATGTAGTTCCAGCCTAGCCCCGGTACACGACCTTGATACTCATCCACAAGATAATCCAGTTGTTGGGTCAATGTCGGTTTCTTACCATACCTACGCTGTAACTCTTTCTTCCTAGGACCAAGCCATTGTTGAATACCAAAGTCACCGGCAGCTCCCAGGGCCTCGGTGTCCCCTCCGGACTCGGCGGCGATGTTAGACAGGATGCCGATAGCTTGCGTTTGTGGTATCCCCTTCTTATTAGTCAAATAATCCCATATCTCATCATATACAGCCATTTTGCTATTTTCTGATCTACGAGGATCAATCACATACTTTCCAGAACCATAATCGCTTCCTGTATTTATACGACCTCCTTCAGCCTTGTCCTCCAACTTATTCTTAGACATAATAGCGTTACGAATAAGAGCATCCCTTCCACTCTCTTGGATAGGGCTATAGTCCTTAAACGATCCTCTCTCCTCAAACTTATCACCTATAGCGTCTAATGTCTTAGTGACTATATTGACCGGGAACTCTTGATCATTACTATAAAAATCATATACATCGTAAACACCTAACCTCCCATCCGGACGTCTATAAATAGTAAAATTACCAAACCCTGATAACGGGGTAAGATCACCAGCAGCTTCGGGGTAAAAATCATACTCAGAAAAAACCGTAGGCTTTCCGGATCTTACCGAATTACGATTCTTCTCAAATATATCTACCCATTCTCTAGACTTTTTCAAAAGCTTCAGCCTACCATAAGCATCATCTGTAGCCAGCTTATCAGAGCCATATATTTCTTGCTCCGTATCACGAATCTTTTTATCTAGCCTCTTTATCTCATCCTTAGTGTCACGATTGAACATCTTCTCAATATCAGTAATGACATTATCAGGAATCCTTATCTCCTTGCTATTTCCATCAAGACTATTAGGCTGGGATAAGAATCTACCCCATAGCTGTTCGCTATATTCATCAACATTAGCTTTGCCATTTCTTCCGTATATAAATTCCTTAACCTTATCGGGAAGACTGGCATTTGAGGCTACCACATCAGGTGTTACATTCTCATACAACCTCCTTCTTATGGCGTTACCTATGATGTCTTTTAAATACGAAGCTCTATCAGATACATCTTGTCTTACATACATAGGATCATTACCAGTAGGACCTCCTTCGGCTTTCCGCTCAATTTTCTCTCCCCATAGCCCATATTTCTCCCTAGGCCATATGCCGTCTATGGCATCCACATAACCAACGGGATGCTCCCCGTCCAGACGCCGGTCCCGTCGCTCGTCCGCAGGGTACAGGGCGTTAGCCAACGGCTGCGTGATATAACCCAACCCCTTATCTTTGGATCTCGGCATAGCGTCCACCACAGTCTGATATATAGGTCTTAATTTCTCAGGCAAATATAACCCCGCCTCATCAACCAGCTCTCCTATCTTCTTATTTATACCCCTAATGCTGAAATTATAATTACCCATGCCATTATTCAACGGAGACAACGCACCTCTTATCCCATTCATACCCTTAACAGCAGCTCCTCCACTAAGGATATCAAACTCCGGGGATACGTTCTTCAAAGGACTATCATCCATACCCCTAAAATACATGGGACGCTCACCTCTTACAACACGATCAAGATCTTCCTTATACAAATCCTTTATCCATGAAGGGATTTCCTCTTTCTTATCTTTCTTAGCCATAAATCACGTTTTCTACAAAGATAGGTATAATCAGATGCGGATTAAAACATTAGGCGGGTACATGACTCATATCACCTACCCGCCTACGCTTTTCAATGCATGTGATAAGCCGCTAGAGCTTTCTTAGCCGAATCCCTCGACCTGTACTTAGCCGGCCATAACTTTCCGGTCTTGTTACTAACCACTCTCCAGTTACTTCCTACTTTCTTTATGCACCCCGACTTGGGACACTTGCCTGAGTTCTTGGTAACCTTCCTTTTTTGAATCATAACATTAAATTTTTGTTACGGTTATATTATAATCACTCGAATTTATTACTACTTGTTTCAACTCAATATTCGAAAAATCAACCATAACCAAGGATATATTACCATACAAAAAATTAGTTATAACATCACTTGTAAAAGCGGCTACATCGCCACCCATTTCGACTTTATAATACACATACATATGCTGTTTATTAATAATACAGCTTTTTATCTTATCGAAACCTTCCTTGGTAGTATTTTTCTTAAAATCAATTCCTTCTAAAATATAACTTGAGATATCCACTCCAGAAGAACCTATCTCCTTATAAGTCCCATCATCCATCAAGGCCTTATCACCCTTACCTTTCATCTTAAGATGAAGTTGATTATCAAAATCTATATCATCTTCAGTATTTTTCAAAGAATTTACAAGAACTATCTCGGAACCATCTGATGCAGCAACATTTGAATTAGAATGAATATATCCAACACTTAGATTAGGATAAACAGAAATAGATATATCCATAAGTCCCATACCAAGAATGATATTTGAACCGCTGATGTAAATAGTGATACAATCATTCCTTTGATCATTAAAAACCATCAAATCATTGATAAGAAATTCACCTACCAATTCCACAAAAGAATCGCTAGGTTTTATCATCCTGATATTAGACGTAGGGTTACTACCAAACAACGATTTTATAGTATTATACTGATCTTGGGTTAAAGTAGAAGGTTGATTGGACGCTAGATGAAAAACAGTATCTAAAAACGCATTCTCAATATCACCCCTAGCTTGCACCTCCTTATATTTCCCATTATCCATCAAAGCCTTGGTCCCTGTACCGGCCGTAGAGAAGTTGATGATCCTGTTATCTCCGACTAGGTCATCACCAATCGTTAAGGATATGTCCTTGGTTTGGTTAGACACCGATTGTACGGTATGACTGGTGACATTGGACGTATGGGTAAGGTCGCTGGATATATTGATCATTACATGATAAGATACAATGGTCCCAGCTCCCGTATTGCATCCAGAGCGCAACATGGCTTGAATATTCCCGGATGAATCCTTAATTAATATCAAGTCCCCAACCCCATACGTCGATGATGTTCCGGATAAAAGATATTGAATTGGTATGTCAACCTCACATTTAGAAGCTATTATATCATATTTCGCTTTGGTAAGGGTAAATTCCTTATCAAAGCCCAAATTAAATAATATAGTTCTAAAATCATCCTCGCTATCGAGATTATCGCCCAAGAAGCCCGGCTCATGAACATCTATATCCTGCCATGTGCCGTCACCACGAAGAAAGGCTGTACGCTTCTCCGCGGCGGGAGCCGGCACCAATCCCGCAGCGCCAGCCCCGGACGCCGTGGCACCAACCATATCCTTGACCTTATCAAGCCTACTTTCTATTTGTTTACCATCATATTTACCTTGAAAATCTTCCATATCATTTCAATATATAAGAGGAGGCGGCAAATACCCCCCCCATATGTTAATAACTCAATAAATTTTCTCGTCATTACTAAACCATCTTACTATCATCTTGAACCGGCTCTCAATGTCATTCACGAATCTTGCCAAGAACCAATCGCCACGAAGACGATCACGCCACCTCCGATTATAATCGACAGCCCTGGGGTCGATCTCCCGGCCAATATCGTTCACGTCCTTAACCCATACCGGTAGGTTATTAGTATCGTCCTTAACCTCGTTGAAGTAGTCGTTGATGTTGATCTTCTGGTCTACTTCCGTCACCAGTATATCACGGCTATCGTCGTTAGTTATAGGATATCTTAGGCGCTGGCTCATGTCGTTCTTATCGGCGATGGTCATCCTAAGCTCTCCACTGTTGTTGGTATCGTTATAGAACCATGCCTTATTAAATCCAGTTGTTCTTCTAACCTGATAATTAACCTCATCCTGATACCTTCTGGCATCCATCCTATATTGGTAGTTCGTGAGGATCTTATTCACATACTGCTCACGTACCGGTACCTCTATAACGAACGGATATAGCTTACCGTAAAATACTTGATACGATTGGTTGGTCAATCCATGAGACCATAACCCTATCTCCTGACTTTCACTTGAGTAGTTCTTTCCAGACTGGAAATAATGCTGGTGCTCGATATAATAATCAGGGGTGTAGGATAAATATGATTTCCACTCACCCTTCAGGCAGTTATATCCAACGGTGAACGAGACGTCCGTGAAATGGCTGGTGTCCGAAAGCTCCACCGCCTGCCCGTTCCTGTAGAACCGGCCTCCCCCGAATTGGTACTCGCTTGGATTCCCTACCGGTATGTAATCCCTCTTGGTTATCAATACCCTCTTGAAACGATTATCCCAACCCATGGACAGACCTATACCAAAGAACTTGTTATCGATATCATAATAAGACAGCTCAGCATCCGTATCGGCGTTATATATCCGGCTACGGATGATCTTCATCTGAAGATGCTCCTTAAACCAGTTTCTAAGCCCCGGTGTGACCTCCGTAAGATTCCTGCCATTAGAATCTACCTTGAATACCTGACCACGCCTTAAATCGACCCAAAAATGCCCAAATTCACAACTGATCATATCCCGGCTCTGGGTCCCGGAATATCCTAACGTCGTATTATTATACTCGATACCACGAGAGGCGAAAAGACCACCTGTCCCTAGTTCGCTATTCTCCGGGGATATTCTCTCCGCCAACACGTCTATGGCGTTGTACAACCCTACCTGATTCTCGAAGCGGGCTAATATCTGATCCGACTCTATCCCCTTCATGCTTATAAGTTTCCCGAACGAGGTCTTGAACTCATGATAATCCATAGGCTTGTACGACAGCCAAGGATCGGTCATGCCGTTCTCTGAAACGTCGGCGGTGCTCCATATGACACCGTTGGGCCTTTGGTAAGCGCAGTCCCAAAAATTGCTATCATACGTCTCTGGTAATGACCTCCCGCCTAGCGTAAAACGATTCTTGTACACAGGACTCATCTTAAACACATTATCCCTTGATATAGGGACATTACGCTCTTGGGTCCATGATATATAATCCCCTACTTCTGGATAGAATCCCTCATAAGGCTCAGACCCAGCTATGCGGAAATTACAATTAATCTCAGACTCCACTAGAAACTGAGGTATGCCGTAAAAATACAGAAAGAAACGACCACTAAGATACATATCCCCGGTCTTGCAAGCCATCTCATAAGCACTCTTACGGCTAGGGAACGAATATAGCGATCCAGTATCCGTGTCAGTCTTATTAAGATAATCCTCCCCGGTATCATAATTAACAAAATAACGTGGATACCCGATATTCCGATAGTCGTAGTAAGGGAATGGTATCATATCTCCCTGACCAAACTGGGTCAAGTAAAACATAGGCATTTTTCTTTTAAGCGAGAATCTGGATATAAACACATCACCTCCAAAAACAGGTTTACGCTTATCCTCATCCATCAACCCGCACCCGCCTAACGATACCCATCTGATATCCTCTATCTGCCCGTATTGAGCCGGAGAATATTTCTTTATCCTCATATAGGGGCAGGATACGAAAGATTCACGTGTCATAAAATGAGGCGTCATACCAGCCACCTCATCGTTACGAATATTACATTCATCCTGAATACGACTGGTATCATAACTTGATACTAATTCAGGGTATTCAAGCATATACTTATCCATGCCAAACGACATGAATAACGAATGCTCACGATCGAGATTATTTACAACTATAGGCTTGCCACCTACAACCTCCCCCTGCGATGAGATATCCGTCACCGGATACAATCCACTTTTAATATACTTAGCCGTAGACAACCCACGCAACTCTGACGCTCCTATTTTTTGGTAAAATAGATTATAATGAGCGACAGAGGTATAATAATAAGCGTAATTCCATCTAGGTCCCCTATCTATCAAGGCCGTTAACCACTGATACCTGTACTTCCCTATATCCACGACAGACTGGGAGGTAGCCTTGGCGATACCTGTAGCCAGACGGATAGCCGTCAGAGCTATACCCACCGGGTTGGCCAAAAACATCACGCCCCCACCGACATATTGCTGGGACGCCGATTGATATGTATATTCAGCTATGGCAGATATTAAATTAGCCATAGCCTCCACCGTAGCCAATGACGTTGCCATACTATAAGCCTTACTTCCTAATATCGTCCATTTAGGGTGATCCTCCACCTCCCTGAATATACCGGAGGATTTACCTAATTGATAACCATCAACCAGACATTCAGTAGGAGCGTCAGGTTTATTGAAGGCAATATCAGGGCTTAAGAATGAATACCAAATATTACCCTTCCTGTTAAACGGATGCGTTATAAAATTCTCACGATTAATATCCTTATAGATATACATATCATCAGACAAATCGTTGTAAGGATAATTAGGATAAAGGTTAGCCGATCCGTCGGGATCATCGTACTTAAACATATCATAAGCCAGACCGGTACCGATAACGCTCTTATCCAATGTCCTATCGCCCCTATACAACTCATATCCTATTATGGAATCCCTTCTAGCCTTATCTATAAGGCCATTCTCTACCGCTATATCCAGAAACTCATTAACGATATCGTCATCAAGCATCACCCCCATAGGATAAATATAGGAGTCAACTCCATATTGACCGGTCAGTTGAGACGGATTACCCATAAAAGGAGCAACAGAGTTATCCGGGAACTTGTAATGACGTATAGGTTTCTGGCAAAATGTGGTTGACGTATTGGGGTACTCAGCGTTATCCCCATTACCGGTGAAATAAGACTTACCCTCAACGGATTTAGGAGACCCATAGTATTTCGTCAAAGAATCTATTATGTCCTTCCTCTTTGATCCTCCCGATGATATCCCGATCTTACTTGAATCATACAACTCAAAATTAGCCGGATACTTATTGGCAGACTCCCAATATCCGAAATCACCATACTGATATGGTCTGGGAGCGCAGTCAGCGGGTTTATCTCCACATGAGACACATTTCGCCTCATAGGTAACAAATCTCCTTAATTTCAATTCTTTCGTGAAGAAGAACACGTATTTCACCTCCAGTGGCCGAATGCCAAAACAGAACGGGGCGGGGAAGATGGCGGTGCCGGCCGTATAGAATCCGGCAAGCTCCTTCATGTCCTGCCTCATGGCGAAACCGGTGAAGAACACGCATACCGCAGGCTCGATGCAAACATATATCTTATGGAAAGTAGTCTTGTCATCATTCCAGAACAAGTACTTTGGCATCATAAATATCTTATGATCCACGTAATTCACTATAACACCTTTCTTGGCATCATTAGCCAAAGGATTAGGAGCCACGGTACCTTCCTTGTCCGAGAAAAACGTTATACGAACCTTATTGTATGATGATGAGTCGCCGATCGGATAATTATAGTTACCCATCATCTCTATATACATAATACCGTTATCAGGATCGGATAAACCACTTATGTATTTCTCGTAATCCAACTCCACCCATCTGGCGTATGAGGATACATGTGGATAGAACTTGAAATAAGTCAAGTTGCTTCTACCGAACCAATTGGTCTTGGCGTCAATATCATTCTGCACAGACACACGACCTTCCCAGTCAGTAGTTATACCGGTATTGAACTTAGAATTATCACCATCGCCAAAAAGACACATGGCGTTCTCGATACCAAACTGACTCTCGTATTGGGGAAAATAAGCCTCCATCGTATCCATCAACTTATCAAGCATCGTCTCTGTATGATGCTTACCTTCCCATCCGTCATATTGAAACAAATACGTGCACTTACCCAATGACCTACCTCCTTGGAATGTAGGAAGTTGAACATCATTAATAGTAGGATTGACATGAGGATCATCTACCGAGCACCCATTAGTACATATACCCTCATCATATAACTGCCGGACATTAGACATATCCTGACACAAGACCAAAGCGGAGGAGTCTATATCAGACGGGAATTTATCCTCATCCTGACCATCCAGCCATTCCTGAACCAGATCTATGATATTCTTACCTCCACTGGAGTAATTATCGAAATCACACAATACAGAGAATTTCCTTTGTGACTCGGCGTTACTTTGTATTAAGGTGGTAGGCTCGGTCTCCGTATAATCACTAGCCAGCTTATACGTAAAATCAATCCTAAAATCCACCAAAGAGTTTTTATCCAATATAGTCCTGGTCTCTATCCTCTCGATATCATCACATCCACTAGGAAAATCGGGAGCCTTTATACCGTCTTGATCCTCTGGCAATGATATAGCAGCGCATAACTCGTCAGTAATACCTACATTAGATTCTATGATATCACACAGGTTCTCTATATTATCAGCGATATAATCAATAGCATCATCTACCGTAACATCTTCCCCCATCGTGTTGATAACGAATTGGGTCTCTCCTACCGTGGCATATTCCTGCTCTACATATCTGAGCTGCTTGACATCTAGCTGATTCTTGCATTCTCCTCCAAAATCATCAAATCCCCAAGACGGGTCGTTTATGATCTTTGCCGTATTCTTAAACTGCCAAAGATGACGGCGGCTGTTCCCCGCACACTGCGGGTTGTTCTCCAGCACCGACGCAGCCGACAGGTCGTCAGAGTTACCGTCCTCATCAACGATAACCTCCATCTCCTCCCTTGTGGCCGGACGAGGGATGAGCGGGAATCTAGCCGTCCTGTATCCTGTATTGGTAAAGAACCTTATACCCAACGGATATACCTCGTCACGCATGAAAGAGGCGTATTTAGAGCAAGCCACACCGTCTTTATACAAATTCTCCGTGGCTATAGATGTCTGCCATTTAACGAAATGACCCAAGAAGTTAACGACCGGTTGAAGATTCCATTCATTCTCCACGGTCAATCCGTATTGAAGAAGACGATTCCCGACAGACGTCATGCCTCTGGCTGTCTTATATACCGGTATTTCCTTGGATAACTTCTCCATGGTCGTACGCTCGCTATATTGATCCGTAAGATAATAGATAGTCCTTTCCGTTATCGGATGTATACCTTCTATGAAATACTCAAGAACCGGGCTTTGCTCACCATTAAACCCAACCGTGTTCTGTATAACACCTATCTTATAATGAGATACCTGCTTATCTATATTAGACACGGTAAGGCGGATACCCATGTTGGTTGACTTACCCCATAAACCATCGCGGATAACCATATCTTGACGATCGAATAACATGATTGGGTTGGTCAATGAGCAATATCCGGTCTTCTCAATCCCGAACTCATCGCACAACGCCACGCAGAACTGGTAGGTCCCGGCACGCAGGCTCCCCCCGAACTCCACGACCTCAGGCTCCACGCACGGGGCCGTCAGCAACGGGAACACCAGCAGCTTCTCGCAGGCCAGCCTACACCTCTCTATTGGTTTGTCATCCCCACATGTCTTATATCCATGATAATGATACCAGAAGTCACCATCATCATCCGGATTAAGTGCCTTGTCAACCATAACATATCGCTGGGGGTTATATCCATCAGTCCAGTATATCACCTTACCACACTTCTCATCCTTGATCTCTATATCAAAGATCGGGTGATGAATGGAAAAGTTAAGACAAGGGTCATCGGTCCCATCCTCTATCAACACCTCCATCAAATCACATATCTCATCGAAACGACCATCCGACTCCTCAAGCCTCTCGCCAAGGATACGATGGATGTCCTTTCCCGATCCAGCCAATTGATCCTCAACGGTCTTGATATAATCCAATGACCTCATGAACGTGATCTTAGAGGTGTTGTTATCAGGATTCACCAGAAAGAAATAAGTGTTATCACCAGCTATATCATTCTTATACCCAATAACCTTATAGCCATCAAATCGCTTACATAAAAGGGTACTAGGCTCGTTCTGGATCTTAAGCTGACTCCCATCGTCACCCTCTATGGTAGCGTTCAAGGCGAAACTGTACTCAGACGGGGATAGGTCCTGTGGATGCTTATCCCTGTTCATCCCGGAATCGGGAACCGCTATATTAGAATTATTTTGCACGATGTTATGTTTTTCGCAAATATAGCAAATCCGCCAGATAATCACTTATGTGGCGGATTCTAATAAACTGTACGTATTATGCAAAACATTCAAATCGCACAAAAATAGAAAATCCTTCTGACTCTTACAAGCCAGAAGGAAAATCTAAACACTTTGCAACGTTTACCCCTAATGAAAATACAAAAACATAATAATTATGGATTTTTCCCCATGTAGCTTGATTGCTCGTCGGCGTCCTCTACGGATATGTAGAAGAACCCGTTAGTCACGTATCTCTCATTGACGTCCACAAAATCAGTAGATCCTTTGTCCACCCCTTTCTTCGATCCCTCATCACACACAGCGACCAGACTATTAAAGTCATTGGAATAACCTACGACTACACCGTGCATATCCCGATTTCGAGGATCGAATACGTACCTCATCTTACACCTATCGTAAGCTAACTCTAAAGAGCTTTTGCTTAGCCTCTCATCTAATCCAGCACCCGCTACCAAGGCCAAAACGCTCTTTGATATGTCACTCATGGTGGTATCCTTGGCCGGAGCCTTAGGTATAGAAACGCCTTCCATGACAAAATCCAACGCCTTATCTACAAGACCATCGAAATCATCATCTCTTATATAATCCTTAAGCACCTCCAGTATATATAACCGGACATGGAGTTCGTTATTGACATCATTCAATGTAATCATAATACTAGTTTTTGGCAAAGCTAGATTATTTCTGTGCAATAAAAGATCAAATATGTCATAAGCGAAGGACTAAAAAAAATAAAAACTCCCCCATCCTCACGGACGAGAGAGCTGATAGATATTTGTATTATGAAAAAGAATAATCACTCACCTATTCTTACAATACAGTCACGAGACTCCTTGTTATAAATCATCGTACCTACCTTAGAATACAAGGTCTTTATATTTTGCCAATTATCCTCGCCGTGAGCGGATACGTTAGTAGGGGCATCACCGGTATAAACCTCCTCACCTCCTATGTTGACAAAATCATATCCACGTTTCTCCATCGTTCCGCCCTTATAAGCTGTAAATTTGATAGTTACATTCCCTCTTTCTCGACCGCCATACCAGTTGCCGTATATACCACATCTGATCTCAAGGGGAAGCTTATCATAATTATCCCCGTCAAGCAACGGTCCCATCTGGATCAAAGCGGCCTCATTCCCTGATTCCATGTTATCGCCACCATGGATAAGATAATCACCTACCCGCTCCTGCGTGGTCTGGTACTGTTTACTCCAACCAACCAGCTTGCCGTCCACGTCCGGGAGGCCGGTGTTGTCGAAACCGGTTGCCGTGTCGAAGTCAATGCCGTCCTCGTCATCCCAGATATACCTAAGCACAAGGAAATCGAACTCAGGGATGATCACCACCGGAACCGACTCCTGCCTGCACACGAACGTCTTCTCCTCCTTGGTGCCTTCTTTTATAACCTTGTACGTAGCCTGACGTATCTCTCCAGTCTCATTGATATCAGCGGTAACCCTAACCTCAGCAGGGCCGGTACCACTTGTCTTATCTAAATGTATCCAATCAGCCATATCATCGTATTTTGTTAAATAAGTTTAATATACTTATCAAAAGCGTTGGGCCACATCCGCTCATAAGACAACATCCTTCTCCTATTATCCTCAGCCAGTTCCCGATAATCATTCAAGGTAATCATCGACATCTTAAGCTCCTTCATAGCCCTAGCGAACTTACCCGGTTCTTGCTGAGCGTATAATTTGTAAGCGTCACCAGCGCCTTGTATCAAGCCATTAACGGCGGCGTTCTCGAAGATCTTCATCTTGATATACGTCTCGACATAATCCTCAAGATAACCTAACGCCGTTTCAGGTATATACGGGAGACCGTCATCATCCTTGGGTGTAGCACGATATATGATGTAAATAAATCCATCAAACCCGGTATACATAGTATTGCCGGATATAGTTATATCATAATTATCCCAAGCATATTTATCCCGATACTTGTCGGCGGCGCAATCACGTCTCAACCCACGACCTATAGACAGCCTTACGGGGTGATGGTAATGGAAGCGAACCTCGTGAGACCCGATATATATCTTCTCCGTGATTGTCTTCTCAAACTCCTCCTTACAGCACTCCGTGCAGGAGTTCCAACGAAACCCGCGCTCGGTGCGCTCGACCCAGCCGATCTCGTGTTGGAGGTCAGCCTTAGCCTTGTCGCCGCCCGGTATCTCGCAAACCAGAGGCTCACATCTATAAGCGTCAAGCATGTCGAAAAAATCGGAAGGCAATACCGCCTGCTTGTTACTGGTCTTTACAACCGCCTCGGACATGACGGCTATAACACCCCCAAACCTTTTTAAAGCTATCTCAGCCCACCTATAAACAGACGAGGTGTCTATAGCTCCGCTATCGTCGTATTTATGTAAATCGGCCTTGATCTCGGCCAATAAGCCTTTTATTGTCATATTCAAGTCTTTTGCACAAAGATATGTATTTGAATCCGTGATACAAAAAAAATCCAGTCTACCCTCACGAGCTAACTGGATCATAGAAACTTCTACAGCTTGTAAACCCATTTAACTCCAAATACCTTACTCTCCGACTCAACCTCCCGATACAAGAACTTATATCTCCTACCTGATTCCATAGCCAACCTACACTCCCTGTTCAACGCCGGAGAAATATAGAGATGGAAATACTTGTTCCGAGGCATAAAATCAATACACGTATGGACGTAAGAATATCCACCCGTCCCACGCCTATTAATAGTACCGGTAAGTTTATTCAGATATATCTTGCGGTTAGGATTAATCTTATGACATAGATAACCGATGTTGTTTATATAAACCCCTCCCTCATCCTCCAGATACCTATCACGTATGACTTTCCAGATCAACGACTGGCACTCAAGGATATCATTCTTGTCCACGATCGTATGTTTCCTTCTCTTGCCGTTCTTAGACATAATAGATCTATAAAACCGAAGAAAGTACTGATCAAGTATTTTAAATGACTTTGTTTTCATATCACAAATATAACGATTTCATCCTAATACAAGAAATTTATACACAAAAATATACCGCCTGTACCAAGGATGAGGCAAACAGGATAGCCGACAGCAACCTACAGTCAGACGGTATCTCTTACGCCAATGGATTAGCTCAGGCCGATAGATGCGATTGCCCAGAGCCAACAAAGACGTGGAGCGCTAATGTAGTAACGGGACCCAAGAATTGTTCATCATCCAGTCAATTAATAAGTACTGTACCATATACATTATTATACACAAATCCATGTGGATCGTCAAAATCCGTAACAGTGGAGGTAGGAGGAAGACCTAACGATATAGTAGGTGATGTATCGGCTAGCAGAACTGTGACTGTTCCATCTGGGAGCGGAAGCATTTCAGGAAGTCTTTCATTGCCACAAGATTGTTTATGTAGTTCGGCTTATGCTATTGGTTATGGTAGTGGTAATTGTTGATAAGATGGGATATATAACAAAAAGAGAGGCTAATTAACCTCTCTTTTTTGTATATACATCACTAACATTGCCCGCCAGTAGTGCAAGCCGCATGCGCCGTTCCCGGCTTTATTCCTGCTTGAAAACACATTCTACCATTAGTAGATCCGTTACCTGTACCAATTGTAACTGTAGTGCTGGTAGTCATTTCCATACCTGTGGAGGTGTTCGCCTCGGCTCCTCCTGTTACTGTTATGGTTTTATTAGAATTACATGGGTTACTATACTCTACGGTAAAGTCAATGCAACTTCCACTTTCACTATAATCCACTACATTAGCGCTCCACGTTTGTGGGCAATCGCACTCTGTTGTATTGATGAAGCCTATATCTAGACGGTAAACATATCAAATGAATCTAAGATCTCTTTTCTTGGTATGATTAAGTATCCTACTGATATGCCTTGTACTAAAACCTGTTTTGTCTTTTATCTTATCATAGATATAACCTTTGGATACGTAAGCTGACATATCTCCTAGATCTTTTATAATCTTGTCATACATATCATGCACCTCATTATATCTTATGATAGAGCTATCTCTCATCCCTCTTTCGCCTATACCGTCAACTATGACGTTATTGAAACCGAAGAAATTAATTATTGACCTTATTATATTTATCATCACTGAATCTTTTGAGTTTTCTTGTTAATATCCATATCCGGATTCTCGTCCGTAGGAATCTGCAATTTGGTTATCGTCTCCCTTAACGTCTCTGAGACAACATATTCTAGTAGCTTGTCAGGACATACGAAATCATAATCCCATTGAGATATACATGGATCATCTTTTTTCGTTCCACATCCCCCTAGCTCTAATGCCGCTTTTCTGTCAAGAGTTATAAGATCCACATTTATAGCCTCTATATTAATATCAGGGATATAAATATATCCGTCATTAACATAATAATAGTATTGCTCTATATTACCATATTTACGCTCTTTATTATTAGCGTATTTCCTTAACGATATAGGAGTAAATATAATATCATCCATGATATTCGATACCTTTATAATAGCCGGCCCTATACGGGTGTATATCATATCGGGAAGACTTTTCTTGGATCTCATAAGAATCCGGCATAACTTGAACTCATCAAAACAGCAATCAACCTTCCGAACTCTCTCCATCTCCAGACAATTGATATGGGTATATAGCGATTCCTCGCCGAACAAAGTCCCATCAGCGTACTTCTGGGCTATATATGATCGAGCCTTCTGCCTACCTATGGACAATATCCATCTTCTACTGACATGAGCGTCCTTATTGATGGAGTTCATGTCATTTATGATCCTAGATACAAACTCTGAATTTTTCATATGCTAAATACTGAGGAGGGGATATACCCCTCCGGTTATTACTTTTTCTTCTTAACCTTGCCCCCACATTTCAGTTGAGGTTTCTTTTTCTCGGAGACCTTGCCTCCATTAGCCATTTTCTTTTTCTTATTGCAAGCCATAACTTAATGTATTAATATTAACGATACAATATTAATGATTTTATTTAATAGATAAACAATGCGCATTGAATAAGCTAAATTCACATCGAGTCAGACGGTATCTCTTACGCCAATGGATTAGCTCAGGCCGATAGATGCGATTGCACGCAAGTGAAATGTAATATGAGCGTATGGGTATCCATAGATGAAACGTATTCCTCTCCTCCAGGGGCTAAGTTCACCCTCCATTGGAGCGGTAATGACGCTTGCTCTAGCTTCAGTCAAGGAGGAACTGTTAGACTATATTGTTCTAATGTATCTGATAACTATTCTGCGCATACTACCATATCGGGTAAGTCGGGAAGTTGGTCTAGTACCGGTTTTTTTAGCTCAGGATGTAACCCTAGTAATATATCAGGATCTTGGGATCCAGATTAATAAATAAAAAAAAGGAGAGGCTTATTTTAGCCCCTCCTTTTTATCATATATCAGGATCTTAACAATTACCAGATCCTCCTCCAGAAACACTTATAGACCCACATTGTACTCCTGAATCAAAACCTATGACACCGGTTTTTTTACCAGACCCAGTAGGTATGCTTACGGTAGTACTTCCAGCCGTAACGGTTTGTCCAAGATTATTCCTACCAGTAACAGTTACAGTTATTGATTTAGATGATCCACATTGATTATTGTAAGACACTTCATAGGAGCACCTTAATGTGGATGTAAAACCAGACAGGCCATTACAAGGATCACCGCTCAGCATAGCGTTGGCGCTCCACGTTTGTGGGCAATCGCATCTATCGGCCTGAGCTAATCCATTGGCGTAAGAGATACCGTCTGACTGTAGGTTGCTGTCGGCTATCCTGTTTGCCTCATCCTTGGTACAGGCCTCATATTTACCAGCGATTTGCTTATAACTGATAGTCTTAGGAGTACAATTGCCAGGACAGTTCGTAGCCTTGACATTTCCCCATCGGTCATCATTGCCAACCTTAGAAGGACATATCCTAGCATCAACTAAATTTTGTAATGCATCCTTGTACTCTTTATACTTGTTATAAGCTTGTTCACTAGCCAGATTCGATGAAGAAGCACAAAATTCACCAGCGCTAACCACCTTAATAGGGCTATCAGGAACACATACATCACCGCATTCGCCCGAACATCCCTTACATACCTCATTGGTATAGACAGTGTAGTCATGTGGATTACAGCAATGTTCACCACCATTCTGCCAATATCCTGTAGGATCGCACTCGCTAGAATAATGCTCCTCGCTATTACCATTATTACACCTACTATCATCCATATGGTATGTATTATCACATCCGCATCCACAAGATCTGGAATCATACTCAACCACCTCGTCTTGATCAGAAGCAGAGGAACAAGGATTGGTTTGACTCCTTTTCTTACGATAGGTACACCAGTCGCAATAATAACTCCAATTACCATAAGTAGGAGTATCATCATCGTCGGCGCAATCACCATTCTTATTGGCGTAAGCCTGAGCTGCGGTCTTAGTCGCCGTATCATTCTTGAAAGCGTTTTGAACCTTGCTGTCGGCATCCGCCTGAGATACGGTAGATGTCAACGCTGACAACCCTAAGGCGCTATAAGGAACGGATAGAGCGACACCATGTTTACATGTACCACAATTATCCTTATAAAATGTAGCGCTTCCAGTACCGGTCCATACACAAGTTCCATGTTGGTTAGCGTAATCCTGTCCCTTCTGGTCTAAGATCTGCTCGGCCTTGCTTCTGGCATCAGCCAAAGAAACCTTGCTGGTGATGGCCTTACCGCCGTTAACCTGCGTGGAGGTCACGGTAATCCTCTGGCCTACCCCGCCTTCGGCGCAGTTGTTCTTATAGAAGTCACGGCTTGCCACGTAAGTCCATGTACATCCTCCATTCTTATTGGCGTAAGCCTGACCATCAGATCCACGAACCGCGTTCTCAGCCTTCTTGTTGGCGTCAGCCAAGGAAACGGTGGAGGTGTACGGGTGTCCCGGAAGCTTGCTGCTGCTTACGGATACCATGTCTCCTACGCCGCCATCAGCGCAATTGTTCTTCCTAACCTGACCGGTATAGCTTCCTGTCCAAGTACAAGTACCCTTCGAGTTAGCCACGGCCTGACCCTGAGAGTTCACGGCGGCCAATGCCTTGGCGTTAGCGTCAGCTTGGGATACACATGACTTAAACTTACCATCAGAGCTAGGACTTGGATCCGTAACATCATTCTGAGTTACGGTAACAGAGCTTCCAACTCCACCATCCGCACATTGACGGGTAAAGGCCTTGGATGCCGTACCAAACCAGAAACAGGTATTGCTACCACCGGCTATATACCGCTCTTGATTGTTAGGATCAGTATAACAGGTATTCGTATTGCGTTGATGTAATTGAGAGATACAGTCCTTACATACGGTCTCTATAGTCTCCCATACTGGTTGCTCGGTCTTCGTATGGCACGTATCATCGTAGTTCTTGTTGACGAACGCCTGACCCATCCTATCAATGTAGGCCTTAGCCAAAGCGTCAGCCTCCTCTTGTGAACGGGTAGAAGTGAAGAACTGACCCATAAGATCTGGGGTTACGGTAATAGGATCAGCATACTGGCAAGTAGGACACTTAGGAGTGAACTCCTTGCTGTAGTTACCGACATATATCTTCAACTCATCACAAGTACCACGATCGTTGGCTATAGCCTGACCTTGTGCCTTGACAGCGGCCTTAGCAAGCTCATCGGCGGCAAACTGACTCTCATAAGAATAGAACGGACCACCAGTGACATCAGCCTCCGTAACGTTAACAGATGAAGGTATCAATCCGGATGGACAATCATTCTTCTCGAACACCTCACTATAATGACCGGTGTACTTAGGAGCCTCATGGCAAGTACCACGCTCATCGGCGATCTTCTGACCTTGGTTCATGACAGCGGCCATAGCCACCAAGTTAGCCTCATCCTGCGATACGCAAGACTGGAACGGATGACCATCGGCCATATCCTGTGTCACGGTGAACGGATCTCCTATCTGATTAGCTCCACAATTGCTCTTAGTGAACTCGAAGCTAGCCCTACCGGTATACATAGTAGCGTTAGAGCAAGTACCCTTGGTGTTAGCCAAAGCCTGCCCTTGAGCCTGTACGGCGGTCATGGCCATAGCGTCAGCGGCGGTCTGGGAGTCGTTAGACTGGAATGGGTGTCCTTCTACCATATCTTGGGTGATCGTCACCTTAGATCCGATCTTACACTCACCACAGTTGTTTCTCGTGAATTCCAAGGAAGCACGGCCAGTGTACGTACAAAGGGCGTGGATATTGGCAAGAGCCTGTCCTTGGGCGTCAACGGCGGCCTTGGCCTTGTTGTTGGCATCCTCCTGTGATACGGTAGACGTGAACGGATAACCGTCAACCATCCTATCATTTACCGTATAAGTACCACCAGTGCCAGCACCACAATTGTTACGGGTAAACGTACGTGTATAAGTACCGGTATATACAGGCACCTTCTCGCACTTACCTTTCACGTTAGCCACATCCTGACCTTGAGCCTCGACGGCGGCCTTAGCCTTATTGTTGGCGTCTTCCTGAGATACGGTAGACCTGAAATCTCCTGTCACCATAGTCTCATCCACGACAACCTTGGTGCCGTATTGGGTCTCATCACAGTTATTACGAGTGAACTCCTTATTATACCTACCGTAGTAGATCGTCTTCTCCTTACACTCACCTTCTAGGTTGGCTTGTTGCTGGGCGTTAGCCTCAAGATCGACCTTAGCCTTATTGTCAGCATCCTCCTGAGAGATAATAGAGAAGTACTTACCAGCGGCTACAACATAAGTATAAGGTTGACCGATATGGAACTCATCGCAATTGTTTCTAGTGACTGTCTTCTCCATCCTTACGTTATAGTAGACGTTAGTCTGACAGTCGCCACGCTCGTTGGTGATAGCCTGACCTTGCGCCTCCACAGCGTCCTGCGCCAGCTTATTGGCGGCATCCTGCGATACCGTAGAAGTGAACGGATATCCAGAACACATCTTCTCGCCCACAGTGAAGTCAACAGGAGTAGAACCCTCAGGGCAATTGGTTCTCTGGAATACCTTGGAATACGATCCGGTAAATACCGGTATCTTCTCACAGTTACCCTTGATATTCGCTATATCCTGACCTTGAGCCTCGACAGCAGCCCTTGCTAGGCTATTAGCGTCTTCCTGAGACACGATGGATCTGAAGTCCCCTGTAACCATCGTCTCATCGACAACCACATCAGTACCGTATTGGGTGGAATCACAATTGTTACGGGTAAAGGTCTTGCTAAACTTACCATAATAGATATTCTCCTTAGGCTTACACTCACCCTCCAAATTGGCTTGTTGTTGACCGTTCTTCTCAATATCCTCAAGAGCCTTCCTATCGGCGTCCTCCTGAGAGATGGAAGATACGTACTTGCCCTCAGGAATGATATAAACATATTCCTGACCGTCACTGAACTTATCGCAATTATTACGTATAAACGTCTTTCTCTGCTCCTCGTTATACCAGATATCGGTTATACACTCACCATGCTCGTTGGCGTATTTCTGACCGTTCAGGGCTATATCCTCCATAGCCTTGGCGTCTGCGTCCTCCTGCGAGATAAACGACTTGTAAGTCCTTTCCTCGACCGTATACAACACCACCGATCCATGCTGGTTGGCCAGACAGTCGTCCTTGGTGAACGGCTGAACCATCTTGATATTATAATAAACGGGCTTGGCGTCCTGAGCTATCATATACTCCTTGACAATATTACCGTCCTTTGACGTTATACGGAACTTAGCCGTACAGATCTGACCGGTATAATTAGCCTTGTATACGATATTAAGCTTATTATCGCCTACCCCATGGCTCTTGTCGTTAATGGCAAAGCAATTACCCTCGACACAATTCTTATCTATTTCCCTTGCCATATTATCCTTCAGTTATTCTCCATGAAACATCATCTCCGGCCTCTACCCTCACGATTTGGGTATCACCATCCTTATTAAGCGTCAACCTTTGCGGATCCACGTTGAAGGGTGGTTCCGGTTCCGGCTCACTACCATCACCGCAAGTGCAACATACCAGCTCGATATCATACTCGGTATTGGACTTGATATCGATGACAACCTGACCGTTCTCGCTAGTCACGTTATCGAAGTCATGATCAAGTATGATATAAGGTATATCATTAGGCTGTTGATTGATATTAACAACCTTACCGTTCAAGACAAACATCTCATGATGCTGTTCGTTATCCATATTCTTAGGCATAGCTATGACAAAGCTAGCCTCATACAAATCAGTGGCTCCGGGATCCTCAGGATCGGCATACACTATATATCTGCTATCCTCTTCCGGGACTTTCATGGATAAGCCGTTCACGTTCATGGATACTATATAGGACTTGCTCACCGAGCCACCAAGGGTAAGGCAGGAAGCCTTGACCGAGGCGGAGTTGAGCTTGGCATTGATGGTCGCCGTCCCGCCCTCCATGTCGAACATGACACTGGTAGGATCCACGCTTACCCGCTCTATACCCTTCTGGGTTATAGTCGCGAGTTTCGTAACCTTGCCTTTCTCGACCGCTACGTAAGTCTCCCTAGGCAACCTACCCATCCATCCCGGCTCTACCTTAATAGCGACCTTGTCTGGCCCGGTACCGGAAATCTTGTCGTAGGACACCCATGAGGAGCCTTGCTCGATCTTGGCAAGAATATCTTTTAAATTACTAGCCATATCAATCCGCTTGCGTTATAGTCCATTTATCACTCTTGCCGACAATAATCTCAAGGATCTTCTCTCCACCCTCAGGAGGATACTCGAAGTTAGTAGGCTTAATCTCAAACACGCTGGCGCCACCACAACCAAGATCGCAGATCATGTCCGGCAACCATCCCTCCTCGAAAAACCGTTCTATAAGCTCCCTGACAGCCTCTGAAAAAGAGTCAAGCTCTAACCTGTCTACGGGAAGAGATCCCTTCTTGAGGGTCTCACCACATACCCAGCCGTCACACTCGGAAGCCAAGACCGTATCGTACACTCTTTTAGCCATAACATGAGGTATTTAAAATATTACTATTCAATGTAGTATATACGATATTAACATCAGTGAACTCATCACCCATGCAATATTTCTTCTTAAACTTAACGGACCTGCCAGAAACGACATATCCGTCATTAGGGACGATAGTACCACAATAGGTAACACTGAGCACATTCAACGGCTCGTATCTTAATCTGACAGCTTGAACGCCCTTGAACGAGTCACGCTGGATGGACGCCGTGGCGCCAGATACGGCAACCAGCTTCCTTACCAGAGACTCGATTACGCTATTCATGCTATCACCGTTCCTGATATCCGCCTCAGGGAACGACTGACCGTCATATACGATCTGGGAACTGTAGATACTACACTCGTCCCCAGGTCTATATTCCGGCTTACATGGATTACAATTACTTCTCATATCAAATCAATTTGTTGATCATTCTTCTTAATTCAAGTATCTCGGCATCCCTATCCCGTATAGCCTTTATCATAGCGTTAAGGGTATCGGACATATCGCAATTAGGGGATAATCCCAATGATTCCACACGTACCTTATCACCAGGATAAATACAATCGGTACTCATGTACGTAGAGCACGGTACTTTCGTATCGTCTACAGTAGGCCTGTATTGTTTTTTGTTGCAACCATTCATTACCACGTCTCCTCTTCCGTATCGTTATCCCCGCCGCTACCACCGGCGTTGACAAGCTCGTTTATAATCTTCTTCAAATCCAGAACCTCACGATGGTATAAATCTATCTGCTTATCCCTAGACGCTATAATACGCCTCAATGAGTCTATAACGACAGAAATGTCATTACCTTTCTCTATACCATCCGCCACCAACTCATCGCCTGAGTATAAGACACATTTATCATACAAGGTTATAGGACATCCATAACCAACACAAGGTTCGTCCTGACAATCCCGATCGCAAGGATCACAAGGATCGTTAGGGCATTTGTTAAGAAACCTGTCTATCTTAACGCCATGACAACACTCTTCGGGACGTTCCCTTGAATGATCATGGCAACAACCATTTGTACTACACATATTAATAATGTTATTGTTTTCAACAAAGATACAGATTTGATTTAATAACAAGATAACACACTCCATTAAACAATATAGGGAATACGACATTCGTATCCCCTATATCTGCGAATTATAACAACGAAATAAAATCAAGACTTCAATTTAAGAACAGGATTACCCCATCTTTCTTTCCATTGCCTTCCCAAATCATTTATAACACCATTGTAATCTTTTATATATCCAGCCTTAATAGCATAAGATATATTCCTTTCTATTGATACTATCATATCCAATTCTTCAAAAGAAGCTCTATTCCTTATCCCTTCCTCATGCACGCCAAACACGACGAAATTTATACCCTTGGCTATCCTTGATAACAACTCCTTTAAATTACTTTTATCACTTATAAGTGAAGATACACTACTGCACATCTCTATATAAGCATCACCAGCGGCATTTCTTGTCCCTACAACATTATCAACAAACCACATTACAACATCAGCGCAAACCTCAGGACTCATCTCCATGGCTACCACGAGAAAAAGATATGGATTCATATACCACATTTGACCATCCCCCTTACCTTTTCGACATGCTAATCCCATTTTATTTAAATCGCTAAGATTTAGAGCCTTATTTTGTAGGCTGATATTTATCCGCTTACATAAATCCCTGTTTTCCAGCCTACTAATTATCTCCCTGCATTTTTCCTGAAACCCATCATACTTAATGATATCATTAAGCTTCTTGGGAGACAGCCCCTTTTTAAGCCTATCATCAGACAAAACCTTCATGGCTAAAGTGATATTAACAAAACCATTATCACTAAGCGCCGGTATGACAACGCCCATCAATTTCCTGTCGGAAGACTTGATTTCAACCCTACTTTTCATAACTTTGAACAATATTTTAAATTAAACATAATACCTATCGGTTCGAGATGAATAGATAGGTATGCAAATATAAAATATATTCAACATACAAACAAGTGAATCACAGTATATAAACTTAATACCATTGATATATATACAAAAAAAATGGAGGAGATACACGATCCCCTCCAAGCACTAATCTATAAATTATGGAAAAACAAAAAGGTATTATCACCAATAACACTGATCTTCTTGATCGATATTCTCAATCCATTTCTCGCACTCAAGATTAAGATCAGCGTACTCCTGCCCCTCTACCATCAAAACCTCACGGGCTTTGGCGTTGGCATCCTCAACCGATATCCATGACCTAAACCTGTTGGCTTTGATAGAGTAATATACTTTACCGGACTTATATCCGAATGGACATATCTTCTCGAACCAATCACCGATCATAGTATTATAGAATACAGGTGAGCAACTACCCTCGGCATTAGCCTTCTCCTGACCTTCTTTCATAAACTTCCTATAAGCTAACGTATCGGCGTCTATCTGGGATATATCGGATATGACAGCTCCGGCTGGTAATTCATATACAATACCTTCCTTGCCTGATGTGCCAGCCTCGCAATCGTTCTTGTAAAACAAGCCACGAAGAGGCTGTGAGGCCCAGTCCTCGCAGCAAGCCCCGACGGAGTTGGCCTCTCCCTGCCCGATCCGTCCAAGTTCCACCCTAGCCTTATCATTGGCATCTTTCTTGGATACGTAAGAGACAAACCTGCCTTCCTCTATACATACCTGCTCCTTGGATCCCTTACCGCTTACGCAATTGTTCTTGATAAACTCATCGCATACCTGATCATTATACCATACAGCCGGTATTATGTCGGCATATGTATTGGCGTAGTCCTGACCGTTGGCTTTGATATCATCCTCAGCCTTGTTGTCAGCCTCCTCCTGCGTATCGCCAAAATAGACGTTGGCCGGGACCCTGTAGTCAACAGAGCCGCCCACGTACCCGGCAGGAGGGTTGTTTCTGGTGAACGTCCGTACTATTTCTTTATTACTGTATATCATTACGATTCACTTTGTTACAAAGATAGATATTTTATCAATATGAGACACATAACCGTAAATGCAAATATACAGTTACCTAATCATTAGTTTTTTTTGGCAAAAAAATGGAAGGTGATTATATACAACTTTACACTACAAATATATAGATTATTTTTATATATAAATAATAATCTATATATTTGTGCCATGAGATTAGTCGAACAACATATAATCAAGCAAAGCTCAATCTATTACAATGAGATTCAAGATCTGTTGCATAAGTGCAAAAACTTATACAACAAAGGATTGTATGTTGTTAGGAAACATTACTTTCAATATAAGGATGATAATACCGTTAAGTATAAATACCTCAACTACTACTCTCTTGAAAAGAAGTTAAGAATAGAAGATGACGTTGACTATCGTGCTTTACCGTCACCGGTAGCCCAACAGGTACTTATGATGGTCGACCAGAATTTCAAGTCCTTCTTCAATCTTCTTAACAAGAAAAACAGAGGTGAATATTCTGAGAAAGTAAGAATACCTAAGTATCTTGACAAAGACGGGATGTTTATGGCTGTTTTCCCAACAACAGCCTTTTCTCAGAAATGGATAAAGCAAGGCATTATTAAGTTGCCAAAGCAATTCTCTTTCACCACGAGAACCAATAAGCAAAATATCCAACAACTCAGGTTCGTCCCTAAGAATGGATATATTATACTTGAAATCGTATATAACAAGAAAGAGAAATATCTTATGTATGATAACGGTAATTATCTTGGTATTGATCTTGGACTTAACAATCTTGCATCTTGTGTATCAAATACCGATTCCTGCTTTATCATCAACGGTAAGCCTCTAAAATCTATCAACCAGTATTATAATAAAAGACTAGCATATCTAAAATCAAGATTAAAAGATAATAAACAAGTCTCAAAGCAAATAAGATCGTTAACCAACAAAAGGAATAACAAGATCAAGGATTATCTGCATAAAGCCAGTAGGGTATTGATTAATCACGTAGTTTCTAATGGTATTAATACGATCGTAATCGGTCATAACAGATGCTGGAAACAAGAGATCAATATCGGAAAACGAAATAACCAGAATTTTGTATCTATTCCTTTTAATATGTTTATCTCAATGATATCATATAAAGCTACACTTGAGGGTATTAATGTTAAGATCGTTGAGGAATCCTATACCTCAAAATGTAGTTTTTTGGATAACGAGAAGATTTGTAAGCATGAGGAATATGCTGGAAGACGTATCAAACGAGGATTGTTCAAGACATCTTCCGGCAATATTATTAACGCCGATATCAATGGTGCGTTTAACATCATTAGAAAATCGGCAAAAGAAGCCTTCGATGTAAGTACCTTACCAGAAGGTAGAGGGTTTTGGTGGAACCCGGTACGGATTTCCGTATAAATGTATATTGTTTTACGCTTTTGGTGTAAAATAGAATATAATCACCTTGCCGTATACCATCGTAATTCACTTTGACACAAATATACGATTAAAATCCAAATCACAAAGGAAGAGCCTTTTTGCTTCTCAAAACCTTATATAGATAATCTCTTAATTGCTCCTCGGTAGTTATATACCCAAATTCAATCATCTTAGCTATATCAATCTCTAGCTCCATCAACTCTTTAGCCTTGACCTCCTCGCCAACAGAGTTTCTTATCATAGTCTCATGAAGACCGTAAACTATTATATTCAAAGATCTAGCTAAATCCTGTATTTTATCTTTAAACCTTGACGAGTCCACGATTTTAGATAAAGCGGAAGACATTCTCCTATAAGCATCACCAGCCTTATCTCTGTAATCTATAAGTTGATCATGTACAAACTTCAAAACCTGAACCTCAAATCTAGGATTTATCCACATGGCGAATTTTATAAATAGCAAAGGATGCATCCATATCTTATCAGGTGTCTTGCCATGTTTTGTAACTCTACCTTTTACTTTTACAAATAACTGATTATCACCATTGTCCATTTTTGGACTATGGCTTTCATCATCCTTTAGAGCTTCTAAAAATTCTATGGTTTTAGGACTATCTATAAACACAGAAAACTTTCTTCTTATATTATCGGGATTATCATTCCATTGCTTAAGTAAACTATTGGCATCAAAATAACCATCACTAGTTCTTTGAAAAACGTTAAAATCGCCCATCTTTCTTGTTAAAACATTTACTGTCTTCATTTTTTAGTCTAATTTTGAGATTAATAATTAATTACTTTATGTCCGCTCCCTCGTGAGAGTCGGCGGACATACAAAAATAACCAATCGGGATGATAAACACAAACCGATTGGCTATTTTTAATATCCTAAAATCAGGACATTAATTACCCATTGCAGATCTTATCCTCAATAGCGTAAAGGATTTTCGCTACGGTCTTATCACCACTTACCTTCACACAAGACTCACCAAGATCCCGGACGTCTATAGCCTCCCTAATACGGGTAAGCTCATCGTATATCTCCTCTATCACGTCAGAGATCATAACGCACTCATCAGAGTCCTTATGCTTTGACCACTCCGGAAGATCACCCTCGTAAGGTACGCAAGTGGACGGGGTTATATGTGAACAACTGTATTTTTTCATGCCAGTAACTTATTAACACGTTCCTTTAACAATCTTACCTCATCCGGGCATAACCCGCAATCATTATCGCATAATGACCTTTGTAGACGAATTATCTTGCCCCAATAAGATACATCAGGCTTATTCCCGATCCTGTACCTATGATACCTCATGTATCCACTCCATTGACAAGACAGCCATTCGTCTACGGACTTACATAAATCCGTCCTATCAAGGTTTGATATGCTCTGCGCGCCCATTCAGAATCTCCTTTCTCATTTCCTGTACCTCCTCGTCAGGCGGGCATCCATACGGCAGGTTCTTGATCCATTCACGGATCTTTTTCTGCATATTAAGATAAGATACACCCACGCCATCACCCTTGGTACGAACTTGCTTATATATACTAACCACGTCACGTTCCATGGTCTGCAACGGATCTTGCATAACCATACAACCAGCGGTGCTTCTAGAAGCGTACTCCATATCGCTAACAACGGTAGAAGAAGAATGATTCATCATGCTTCTCTCAATCCTTTCTCTCTCGGCCCTTAACGCCTTTTCCTTACAAGTATTACAACCCATAGCTATATTTTTTATTTAACAATCCACGCAATTGGTAGCCATCTCAAGAAGCTCTCCGACACGATCAATAATCTCATGGGCGGCCCTTATGTTATCCAACCTGACATTCGCCTCGGCTACGGCCATAAGTGTCTCCATCTCCTGTATCTTGCCTATAAGATCCTTATCCTTATCCTCACACAAGATATCGGTCTTGATCCATAGCCGGTCGAGACGTCTGCGTATAAGATCCGTCTTAAGATACTTGCGACTGAAGTTGTAAGTAGAAGGGCTACCTATGATCTTGATATCATATATACCATCAGGTAGATCAAGGTACTTGACATTACAATCATCGTAATTAAAGCAATTAAGGCCTAGTGTTAGGCTAGTAAAGGTATTGACCTGATTCTTGCCAAGGAACAACGTAACGGGGTCGGACATGCCCGGCGTAGTGATCTCGATAATCGCCTTCCTGTCCTCTAGTAGCCCCCACTCAGACTCATCCAATACCTGAAGCACTTTGGGATCACGTGTCTCTAGCACCTGAAATGACAGCCGAATATCATTCATATTAACCTTCTTATCGTACCGGCATAAGCTATCGTCATAACGGGCTTGCATATCAAGATCCGGGATATCGGTATAATATGTCTTGACCTCATGACCGTTGATAAATACCGATGTTATCTGGCAAACATGAGACCTAGCGACATCAAAAAACACCATCCTTACATTACCCTCATAATCGACTCCCGATGTCGGGTATGTCAATATCTGGGTATTATACTCACCATCGTTACGCCTAGCTACGACAGTAATTACGATAGGCTTCTCTATATCGTAATCATCCATGATAATCCTTGCGGCAAACTTATCATGAATTATCTTCGGTATGATATTGATCTGATTCATCTTAATATCTTTTTCACAAAGATACTAATTTGATCGATAAAACAAACGAGGCTATAAGATAAGAGCATCAAGAAGATCCTGCTCGCTTAGAATTATACCTCCATTGATAGCCATAGACATAGCTAAATAAAGACATAAGCATGTGAGATCATATCTAAGCATTCTACTCCTAAGAGATACAATAAACTTTTTAAGGTCAGGATTATCCCCAGCCAAAGACATATAGCCGCTAAAAAGGAACGTATTGTATATAGGATCGGATGTAGACGATTTGATATCGCTGTAAGACATACCACAAATATCTACCCACAATCTTATAGATTTGACGACTATCTCCTTTACAAGAGACTTATTCAACAAACATCCGAATCTGACCAAAGCCACGATATCACCCCACTTCTGCCCAGATACATCCTCAACAATATACATAGCCCCATTTAGCGGATCTTTCACAATAGACGATAAAACACTCTTACATCCAATAAAATCAGATAGCTCTTGAATGTTAAACATATCATTATCATGGTTAAAGATGACATATATATCACCACTTCTTACAATAATAAGATTACTCATCACGAATCCTCCACAAAAGAATTAATATCAAAACAGTCATCATAAGAGCATAGGCCAGGCTCATATCCTTCCTTGCCATCCTCTATGTCAGAAATAGCTCTATCAGCAATAGATCTTAACTCTAACAAACTTACACCTAAAAAATCTAAGGCCTCTTTCAAGTACTTATATAAGGACGAGGTTTTAATTTCCTTAAACCCCTCGTGAATCAAATGACTATTGAATATACTGAAAAGAACTTTATCATTCCTACCGTCAAACCTTTTACCATTGTTTTTAAGACTACCATCAGAGTCAATCATCTTCCTTATTTTACTCGCAGATCTGGTATTTATGATATTCACCATAATCATAACTTTGTAATCAACAGCGGCTCTTCTAGCTTTATTAGCCCTCCCCTTTGAACTTACAGGTGCATTGTCCTCGCCGCCAATATACCTGAACTTAGCCTTGCCTACAAAGCATGATGGATAAACCTTGCGAATATTCCACTTATAATTATAATCACCGATTGATCTCATGATCGACAACTCGCTATCAACTACCATCGATACCATCTTATAAGCCTTCTCAAAACACTTAAACGATCCTACATACTCATAGATAAACCGGTACGTCATACCTAGCTTAAAATCTTTATCAGATATCCTATTAAACACTATAGCTCTATCAAAGTTGATGATAATAGCCATAATAATCTTAAGCCTAAAGTAGGGAGGTATATAAATATCATCAGGACTGATGTTCCTAGGATTAGCCGTGGTATAATCAGCGCCAGCGAAAGTATCTCTACGTTTCTTGAAATTACGCGGATATATAGGCTGACCTTTAGATAGCTTAATGCAAGTACACCCCTCATCTACCTGCTTCTTCTCAGCCTCGGTATACACCGGAAATTCCTTTATCATAGAAGAGCATTTCCTTATATAATTCAAGTCGAAATTCATATTGTTCATATTTTGTCCACTTCAAATATAAGCAAAATATAAGACCTTTAAAAGAATAAGATGAATTAATTTTCCCATATATCACCATTATTATTTCATTAATAACATAACTTGCTGAAACACAGTTGTCCATTTTGTGACATGTGTAATAAGAAGCTTCGCCTCTTTCTGAAGCAAATCTCATTATAAAGCATTCCTTTATTTAATTCTTACCAATTTCTAATTAATAACCCTATTAATGAAATGATGTTAGCTAACGCCTTTTATTATCTAAAGTAGACATCCAAAAAACATTAATTTAAAAATGAGTAGTATGTTGGCAGATAAAGATCTTAATAATCCCACTCAAGACTCTTTATGATTGTATTATTGAGATATTTACTATATCCTTACATTCGATCTTATTTGGCAGATGACTACTATCTTTAAACATAATGATCCTATATGTTTACTTCTTTTCTGCGCTAAAGCGTGAAGTGCCAAAGGGAATCGGCAGGGTTGGTCGTGAGTCGCTCCGCTCCTGGCCGGCCATGGGAGGCAGCCACCAGCCCCACGCCATGACGCCGCCACCTTGTTTATTGGCTTCCAGCAAGAGTCACCTAAAAACAATACTTGTCTATACAATTATCTCTACGGTTCCAGAAGTTAAATAAGAACTATTTGGCTTTAAGGAAAGTTGTTAGTTAAAAAGATGGTCAATTAAGTTATCTGGTCAAATAAAATCTTTATATTCGCGTCACGGTCGGTTGGATGAGTGGTTTAGTCGGTGGTCTGCAAAACCATATACCTCGGTTCGAATCCGGGACTGACCTCTATGCTATTTGCATATCCTTTAAAAACTAATTAGATAAGGAACGGTGAGAGATCATAGTTCCTTTTTTTATAATATATAATTACAAAATCTTTATCTTCTTCAATATATACACCAATACCAACAATATCATCAAGATACCAGCTACTATCCACACTATAGGCCATCTTGATTCCTTCTTATCATCTACGTCCTTATGTTCGATGTCTGTCTTCTTGTCAATATCCTTAACACCGGTAATCGTCTTATCAATGCCAAGGGAATCGACCGTCACCGTGCTATCCCGCCGGCCGATGACGATATGAGCGTCCGTCTGGGAGGACACGGGTCGCTCCCCAGTGGATGGATCCACCTCCTTCGTAGTATCGAATTTCCTCTCAGTTATGACAATATCAGCATTAAGATCAGATGTCCTGATCTCTACGATCTTCCGGTCCATGATCTCATCTATCATCGTCTCTATCCTGCTTATCAAACGATTATCTATAGACGTGTCGCTAACCTGCCTCCTGCTTCCACAAGAGGACAGGAATAGCGACAGACCTAAACAAAAAACAGCCTTAAGACTTATCCTTAACCTTATCATCAGCAATCTTCTTTATATCGTCAAACATCTCGTCAGGTATGTTTTTAGAGAAGCCAAACATCTTGAATACGTTTATCCTCTTGAATACAGCCTTGAACACCTTAACCAGATAAGCGTCAGCGAAAGCATCCCCTATCGTATTCAGGAAAAGCATCACATATCCAACAAGGGCTATATACACCCCATATTTGGTAACGGTAAGTATCATGCTAGCCTCCTCCTCGATCGGGTATAACGTCTTATATATAACACATAATGTCATTACTATAAAACAAGACAAAGCGAACTCCTTAAGAATATCAGTGAACCTGACCTCCCTAAGCCATCTCTTGAAACTAAACCTCCTCCTACGGCTTCTACGGAGCTTCCAGCCCCTTACGCTTTGCGCTAACCTAGCCAAAAAATTCGCTATTAATACTATAAGTAATACGGTCAATAAATGATGCACTGGCTGGAAGTAAGCCCAGCAAGAGGCACCATACGCAAGCGCTATATTCCATAAAGCCCCCACTCGCTCTATCATGTCTTTGTCTTTCATTTTATACCCTATACGCAAAGTTAACCACTATACCGTTAAGTACCTAAAACACCACGGCGTGTATACCGTTCCTCGTATCAAGGCTGTCAAAATGTAACCAACCCACCTTCCCTTCAAGCCGGAAAGGATATGGTAACATATCTTGATGATCCAAGATCAAGCCTCTAGCCTGTTCCGCCGTCATTGACTTGACATCGAAATCCCCAGCCTTACCCAACACATGAGCGGATAGATAAACATCTTTCTTATCCTTAACTATCTGGCAGATGTTGCATCTAAGACCACGTTGGGAAAACTGCCCCTGCTTGTCCCAATTATTACAATACATAGGCTGTTTGATTATATCCCTCCGTAATATAAGAAGATTATGGAGAAACGCAGTATCAAGAAACTGCCACGATCTATCCTTCCACTTATTGTATGTATGAGGACACACCAATTCAACTATATCAAAATAAGAACCTAATTCTTTTATAATATCATTCCTATCCATATCATCCATTTTTAAAATAATGTAAAATAACAATACCACGATAACCTGATCCTCCTCGACCGCTCGTAGCCCCACTATTAGAAGCTTTAGAGGCTCCTCCTCCACCACCTCCATAATAAGTGGCATTACCTCCATTTTTGCCATTAATAATAACACCCTCAATATCCTCGACTCCAGCTCCATCACCTCCCCCGTGATTTCCGCCTTTCCCTCCGGATAAAAAGCCCATATTCCATCCTCTTGTATAAGCCCCCGATCCACCACCAGCGCCCATAGGATAAGGATATCGGTCAGGATATTTGTTGTTAAAAACATATGATCCATCTTGCCCTGGATTTCCCGGGGAAGAATCATGGCCATCCCCTTCAACTCCATATCCGCCTCTTCCACCTTTACCGGCAATAGCCTGATATATACCGAATACACTATCCTGACCTATATCTCCGACAACCACCCTATATGTAACACCTGGATTTACGGATATAGTCCCAGTCAGTACACCACCTCCGTTACCGCCACTCCCGGCATTATATATATCGGAAGATTCTCCATTAAGACCTCCGGCGACCAACGCGAACTCAACCTCATAGACCCCATCAGGAACCGCCCAATATCCATTATCCTGAGGAGATAGTTCCTCGAATACCTCTATTATCTTCCTTTTGGGTAACATTCTTCTTCTCATCATAAGGCAAATAGGATTTTACCCCCCCCCCAATTTAATTTTAAAATATTGATATTCATAATATTATTCTGGTTTAATCGTCCATCTCTGGGCGTAGTTATTTTTTAACACATATATCTTCTCCATAGGTGTAGCGGGAGACCCGTTGGACGAGCCTTTCACGAATCCTTCCGGCGCCTGCTCCGTTCCGGAAGGACGCTGGTTTTCGGTTGGATAAATAGCATTATACATGCTTACCGAAAGACTATAGAACTGGTTCCTCTTCCCATCCTTAGCCACGGATGTCATAGTAATCTGATCCCATCCTACAACAAGGTCGTAGAAAGAGTTCACGAAATCATCTGATCTTTTTTGGCTATGAGTGGATGCATTCACGTCAAACCATGTAATAGCCCTCATCTCATAAATATAATCCGGAAGCTTATCCATTCTAAGACTATTGCTATTAGGTGCAATGAAACCAATAAGATGCTCCAATCCCCTTCCAGACATATTATCATCATTCCAACCCGTCCTCCTTTCTCCATTCATCCAGTCATTTAAAAAATAAAAATCAGTAATATTAGGATTTATCTTATCTACCTCGAAAGAAGGAAGGGTGTTTATATCAAAATAATTCCACATATCAGAAGGGCCAGGAGATATTCTCAACGAAGTTAATTTAGGAAGATCATTAAACTCCTTTATATACCTATCCAAATAACATGAAGACAATCCAAGGGTTTGAAGATTTTTCATATTCTTTACATTCCTTATCCCGCTAGATTCTATATCCCTAAGATCAAGCATATTAAACATATTTAAATAATACACCTCAGTCTTACTGGTTATAGCCTCAGGCATTACGGTCATTCTTTGCCCTGCATTTGAAAGATCTATATAAATTAATTTATTAGATCTCGACAATTTATCTACCGGTATGCCATCATTAACATACATCGTATGCGATACGGTCAAAAATTCAAGACCCGGAATATCTACGATCGGGAAAGCCGTCATCTTACAAGTTTGAATATTGGCATAATAAATATCACAAGTAAAATCTATCGATACAGCCCGTTGTACATCCCTCCTCCCATCAGCGTAAGCATGATTATCCACAGGTACGTATTGCGATCCATCCTCCTTCCTGAACCACCACGTAGTATTGGGATTTTTCTTGTGTTGTATTGCCAAAGAACGGAATATAATACGATAATTATCCTGCCCTTGAACCTTGGTCATATGAAACTGTTCCTTTATTCCATCCCCCCAATCCACATTAGCCATACCGGGCTTTCTGGATCTAAACTCAACAAACGTATTAAAAGGATTATCAACGACAGGATCGGGTACATAATTATAATCATTGGTATAATAATTTCTAAGTGCCCTGTCCCATGTAGTGAACCATACGAACTTATTTGATGAAGCCTCATATTTATATAATGTCTTAGCCATTACCTATCTTGTTAAAATATTCTACAATAACATTCCTGTCCAATCCCATAGAATCACATAAATACTCCCCTTCAGGTTGACCCCCAAACGATAATACCTTATCCGTATCATGAGCTAAAACATCTCCATTGCCTACAAAGGTACGCCCATCGTCAAATACGATAAGCTTATATGGCTTATACGACCTCGTGTCAATATCAGAAGATCGTATTGGCCTTAACACCGAAGCCTCTGGCACCATACTAAACCTCCATCCATAATTATTCATAAGCACATAAACCATCTCCATAGGAGTCGACGGAGAGCCATTAGACTGACCCTTTATAAAACCAGAAGGCGCCTGTAATACGCCACTAGGTCTTTTATCAACAGGATTGGCAGCCAAATACATACTTAGATACAATCCATAAAACTGATTCCTTTTGCCATCGGAAGCGGAGGAGGACATAGTGAGATAATCAAACCCCATCACCTTCTCATATAATGTTGATATAAACGTATCACATCGACTTTGGGTCAACAAGGAGATATGCATATAAAAACTACTCATAGATCTCATCTCATATATATAATCCGGTAGATTACTTACATCTATATTACTATAGCCATATGAGGCGGTAAGGCTAGTGATATTTTCCAGCCCCTTGCCGATCATATACGTATGCCAGCTCACGACAGACCCATACCATCTATTTATATGGTCGAAGGTCCTTAAGCTAGGATTTATCTTATCCACCTCATCCATAGCCGGGCATGTATTAGGGTCAAACGATGACATGGCCACTCCCGGGTATATATATAATTCTTTTAGCTTGCTAAAAGACAGCCATTCCCTTGGATATACCCTAACCCTGCAACCTGCCAAAGATAATGTTACAAGATTAGGCCACATAGAGGGGAATTTCCTTATATTAGAAGACTCCGTATCATTAAAATCAGCCGTTCGACTTAAATTAATGCCTTTTAACTTAGTCAACCTATCCCAATCGTCTGGTATGGATGTCAATATCCCTACACCTAATTCATTAAGTGTTATATACTCTATATTTACCGATCTACGTATCCTATCTTTAGGAATATCGGTTATATTCCCATCGCCGGTAATGGATAAGATTAAGTTGATAATACTTGGGGCGTCTAATATCGGAAATCCTACCATCATTATCCTTGCTGTTTGAACGTATGTAATATCATTCGTAAAAGTCATGGTAATGACCCGCTCTTTATCTAGCCCATCAGCGTAAGCATGATTAGGCGCAGGGATATACTCACTCCCATCTTCCTTATAAAACCACCATGGATGGCTATCCGGATTCTTACGATAACTTATATCCCTTCTCCTGAACATCAACCTATATCGCCCGTATATGGATTCGCTCCTATCCTTCACGAAAGGAAATTGCTCTTTATTCCCGTCACCCCAATCGACCTCGCACATGCCGGGGGTCTTGGAATAAAACTGTATACTCTCATTGTAATTATTAATATCCAATATAGGATCAGGCACGTCATCAGTAGTATCATTCCTGTCAACGCCCCTAAAAGCATATTTGCCTTTAGTAAAAAAGGTTATAGACCCTTTATTCGTATCCTTACATATCAACTTCATATCTCTCCCTCCTCTATTCTTCTAAAATACTCGACAACAGGTGAACTATCAAGCCCTAGATTACTACATATATCTATAGCCTCGTATTTATCGGCAAAACTGTACTTGGACATGCTTTCATCTAACACGTCTCCGCTGAACGCGGATACATGTCCATCCTTTACGCCAAGAACGAACGGGGTGATCCTCGTCTTCCCCGCCCGCCGTGCCCTCGTAAGGGCAGCCTTAGAAGCCGGGGCAGGTGCCAAGATCCACGTCTGCCCGTAGTTGTTGGTAAGCACATACACCTTCTCCATAGGCGTCGTAGGATTACCATTACTAACGCCCTTCACGAACCCATCAGGAGCCTGATAAACGCCAGACGGCCTCTTATTAGTAGGAGCTACGGCAGTATATAAATCTAAGGTAAGTTTATAAAACTGATTCCTGTTACCGTCAGAAGCCGTCTGTGACATCGTTATATAATCCCAGGACATCATCTTATCATAAAACGTGTTAACGAACGTATCAGCCCTCTCCTGCGTATTTATAAATCTACCACCATCACGCAAATTCCATATCCTAAATTCCCTTATCTCATACAAGTAATCCGGAAGATCGTCTACCGGCACCGTACTTGAAGAACAATATGCCCGCTGAATCTTGTTCAACTTCCCTCCTACCAGATCTTGTTTCCATGAGCTACCATTACCCATAAAAGCAACACCTGCCTTATCATCCCCCACCTTATCCACCTCATCAAATACAGGTATATTATTCCTATCGCTTACAATATTTATATACACAGCCGGAATAGAATTAAAAGCCGGATCATAAGAAGGGATGTTACACCAATTGAAATTAAACTCGGTAAGATTCTTCCATTCAGAGAACCTTCTCCAATTAGAATCAGGATCATACCCGAAATTAAAAACGCTATTGCATCCGAAATACCTCAGGTTTTTCATGTTCAAAAAACCTTCTGGCCAATTACTCCATACACCAGAATGAATAAAAGCCCCCATCTGTATATTACGAAGATTAACGCTCTTGCTTATCCTGTCATATGGGATATCGCCATTTTTTAAAACGGATCTAACCACAGCAAAATAAGTTATATCAGGAAGATTAGTTATAGGGAACTCATGAAGGACAATACCATCCATATTAAATTCCCCATCAATTACGTTAGAGAACCTCATCGTAACCTCCCTACGCCTGATATCGCTATACTTATGTGGGGGAACCGGTATGTATTGTGAGCCATCCTCTTTCTTATACCACCATACGGTATCATCCGGATTCTTCTTATACTCAATGTCAAGAGACCTGAATATAATCCTATAACTACCATCAGATACCTTAACTAAAGGATATTGATCCTTTGTCCCGTCTCCCCAATCAACGTCCACGAATCCTGGCTTTCTTGTCGAGAACCTAAGACTGCGATTAAAAGCATTCGCTGATATTATCGGATCGGGTATATAATCAGCACCCTTACCATCATAACAAGGGAACCTATCCTCATTCACTATAAACGTGACATAGGACGCTACCGTGTCGTATCCTGCCAAAAAAGCCATAATATTAATTAATTGAGGTTATATCATAAGACACCCATTCCTTATATCCATTAACCATCTCATATACTTTGTTGATGGTCTTGCATACGACAGCGAATCCGATATCCACGTTAGGGAACTTCTCGTTAAGCTCATCAATAGTAAGTTCCCTGACAATACTCTCATCCCACTTCCTCATCTCCTTTACCTCCATAAGGATCGGTTTTCCGGTTACGCCTACGCTCATCACCCATTCTCCCTCACGGTTGGAATCAGCCAGATCCGGGAAGATCGTAACACCAAAAAGATCGGAGAGGGTGAAGGTCTCACCGGTACGGGTGAAGGACGCCGCCGCCCCAGGCGTAAGGACCACCTCGTTCACGGCCAACAGGCTCGTAAGTTTCTTGGCTCCTCCTGATACCGTGGCGTTAAACACGACAGTAACATTACCGGTAGCGCTATTAACGAACTTGATCTCATCCTTATCGCTATTTATAGCTTGTAAACGTGATCCAGATACGATATTCACGATCTCATAGTTCTTGTCATAAGTGCTCTGTAGCGTCACATTACCGTATTTAGTATCGATAAGAGTAATCCACTTAGCCTTGCCTCCTACTACCTCCACAAGCTTATAGAACACGTCATTACCGTCAGCGTCAACCCATCTAGCTATAGCTCCAGGAGCGAAATTAGTCACCTCCCGATCTTGGGTATAACTTATAGTGCTTTCCGTAGGCTTATTAGTCAAAGTAACATAAAGGCATTGCTCTACGTCGGCTTCCATCTTAACTATCCCAGCTCCATCGTAATAATAATCAGGTACATTTTTTTCTCGTATCAACAAGATAGTACCTTCCTTAAGCTTATCGGCGTTAGTTGGATCATCCACGAAAGACTTCATCTGGATATAAGTATCGAAGATAATAGACGTACTCTTATCCTCTATCTTCTGATTGATATCATTGACAATATTATTAATCTCGTCTTTCGTATAATAAGGAGATAAATCAACCTTCGGGCCTTCCTGCTCTAAAGCCTGAGTTCCATCCCACCAATAATCAGGTACCTCCTGCTCCCTGATCCAGAAGCTGTCCCCCACACGGAGCTTAGCCGTGTTCTCCGGAACCGCCAGCCACTCATTCATGGCATCGACCGTATCAAAGATATACGCCGCGTTCTTGCCCTCAGCTATACGTCTTACGACAGCCAACTCGCTCTCGACATCGCTAAGTCTTTCCTTTATATTATTGATCTCCCGCTCCAGCTTATCATAATTATCCTCCTGATCTATAGCGTCACCGATGGACATATAAACCTCGTTAGTGAGCTTATTATAGGTAACACGAGCCACCTTCTCGTAGGATGTCTTATACGTAGATGAACCTTTGCCGGTATGACAAACAAAATCATACGTATTTTGATATACTACAGATCCACCGGTATTGATGAAATTATATCCGTCTTGGCTCATAGTACCGCCCTTGTAACCCACAAGTTCAAAAGAACACTTGCCTGTACCTATAGAAGCGAACCATGTAGCATAAGCCATGAATTGCGTCTCATCCGGCAATGTGGAATAATGCTGTGCCCTTAGATCCTTTACCGACATCCAAACACACTCCTTACCAGACCCGGTGTTATCACCACCCCATTTAAGCACGCTCCTTACGGACTCATCACCGTTACCGGGACCATTATAACCAACACCAAGATTATCGATAGTCGGGACATTCGAGTTGAGAGCCTCTGTCATGGTATCCAAATTCCTTCCCGAACTCTCATCCCATAAATACCTGAAAGTAACATAATCGACATCCCCGATCTTAATTCCTCCGGTATTACTAGGATATGTCTTTGTGACTAACTCATAATACCATTTACCATCACGGAAAGTAGCCCTTATCCTCTCTACTTGCTTGGGGGATATAGAGACATATGATCCGCCAACGGAAACGTTATCGCCATCAACCGCACGGGAAGTCCCATCCTTTGGGTCCTCAGGATCTACGGGGGTGTAGATCGTAGCCTGTTTATCTCCGGTATTGATAATAACTATATAATAGCTATCCCCGTCAAGACCCTCATCATGAGCCATGGTGACAAAACCTTGCTCGCTATCCGGTCTCCATTCAACGACAACCATATGCTTATCCATAGGTATACCGGAAACGCTGTTAACGTAATTGGTTGACGACATGAAAACAGCATGGTCATCATAAGCCTCATCCACACGTTGATGCTTAGTAGCCAATCCGTCAAGACGTGATATCTCAATGGGGTCAGTTACCTCGACCCCATTATAATCATACCACTTATATCCGATCATCGTATTCTCACGACGATATTTCCTTTTCCTTATGACCTCACCGCCGGCTAGGGCGTCAATCATATAATAATCATTACATACCTTAACCATAGCCTTGATA